CGTTGAAGAGTTCACCACAGCAGTCATTGCCGTTGAAGAGTCCAACACGGCAGTCATTGCCGTTGAAGAGTTCGCCACAGCCGTCATTGCCGTTGAAGAGTTCACCACAGCAGTCATTGCCGTTGAAGAGTCCAACACGGCAGTCATTGCCGTTGAAGAGTTCGCCACAGCAGTCATTGCCGTTGAAGAGTTCACCACAGCAGTCATTGCCGTTGAAGAGTCCAACACGGCAGTCATTGCCGTTGAAGAGTTCGCCACAGCTGCTAGTCCCATCTGATTTTCCTTTATAAAATACTCCAAGGTCTCGCTATTTATCGTTAAATCATTCATAGATAACCCCACGCACTCGTACAAGCTATGCAGCCTGTCTTTATTTTGAAACACATGTGACTTCTCACCGTACATCTTATAGTCTGCAAGGTCAAGTCTTTTATCCAAGGGTATCTCCATAAAGTCACTATTAATCAGCATAGGAATCGCTTCAATCTGCATACTAATTTACCTCCGTAGTTATTATTTTTTTACCTTCAAAAACCGTTTTCAAGGTCTTTGAAGTGCCGTTCTTGTAATCGTGTTTTTCAAGGATTGACTTATCAGCCTTATTAAAGGTTGTAGTTATAGTCTCCAAACTGTTAACGGTTATTATAGAGCCGTCAGCATTGAATGTAGTTGTGCTTGCTCCATTGCTGTCGGATATCTCCTTAATAGCCTTTGCAACCTCTTTTTTTACCTCTGCCATCTGCTTGGCAACATCTTCTTTCTGCTTATTCAACAACTGCTCTGCCTGTGTTTTAAGCTCTTCCTTTATCTGTTCAGAGTTTACGGCTAACTCAGGCAGCTTATTATTGAACTCTGTCAGCTTACGATCAATTATCTCCGAGTTTTCGTTGAAGTCCTCGATATTGAAAAAGTCGTCTCCTTCAGGAAGCTTCAACTGTAAATTTGTGCTTCTCCTCATTATTCAAATATCCTTTCTCTTAATTCACTGCATTTATACCTCTTTACATCCTCGTATTTTAGATGGCCAAACTTAAAATACTGGTTGAAAAGAACGCTTACCACATAAGTCATATTAAGTGGCAAAGCATCCTCTAAAAAGCTCTCGACCGTCTTTTGCATCCTCCTCGACTTAAGTCCTATTTTTACATCTACAGATAGCCTATCCTCTGAAAAGGACACTCTACAGCCCTCTTCACAGAGGTTGCTTATTCTTCTTTTGACAATCCTGCGAGAATACGGAGCCTTTTCAAGGCTTTTTGCGTGTACCCTTAACCGCCTTTCTTCGAGGGTATCATCATCAAGGGGAATGATGTTAAATATCTTTTCCCACCTTTTTATCCCTGATTCCCTCATTTGGTCAAAGCTTGTATTATCATCGGAGGCATTTAAAGCCTCGTCAAGTTCCATTGACTGCTTATCATTTCGCTTGTACAAGGTTGATATCTCAGGAATTTCAAGGATTATCTCCGGAGCATTAAACATTTATAACCACCTCACCTTTTACTGGTATTTTTTCGTACGTCAAAGTTATGTTGCCTGCCACACCGTTTAGAGTTGTATTTTCAATGTCAAGAATCCCCGGAATATTAAGGATATTAGCCTCAATCCTTGAAAGCCTTACTGTCATATCGTTGAACTCGTTAGCCTCCCAGCCTTTTCTTAATTCACTCAAATACTTCTCAATGGCTTCCTCAATATGGCTTCTTGAGGTTTCGGCAGAATAGCCACCCTCAAATACAATCTTGGTTGATATGTTGATTTTTACGCTTTCAGCCCCTTTTATCTGTACAGAATGGCAGCACGGAGCCATCCCATCGCCTTCGCCATGCGTAGCCTCAGGATCTATATACTCTTGAATATCTTTTATGACCTCAGCATACGGAGTGTTGAAGGTACTTGATATTACTACAATATCTACCCAAGGACTGCCCTCCGCTCTTCTCTTAGGCTTACAACCTCCAACTTCCTTGCGTTCGTTTAGCAGCTTTCGGTAATCTGCTTTATTCCCGCCAAAATGAATATTCTTAAAGGTGTCAAGGAGCCTCTTTCTAAACACTTCTTCCTCTTCATCATCTGCACCTTGAATTATAATCTCAGTAATCTCTCCACCCTTGTAGTCATCAATGTAGTTAGCAGGGATAAGCTCGCCCTTATTGGTGTTCACCTCAGCCCCATCCGTATCACAGGTGAGCTTGTAGGTGTGCTCCTCAATCTTTTCAGATACAGTATAGGTATAATTGCCACAGATAAACTGTTCTCCTATTTCGATATCCTGCTTAAATACCCCCTTTACCACGGCAGGATAAGCATATAAATACTCAATCTTACCCTTTGCGTTCCTTATCAGATGAGGCAGGTCCTGAGTATCCGGATACATGTTTCGCTCCAACTCGTCCATGTCGCCATAGACATCTTCCAGCTTTTCGGCAATTTTTGCACACGCGTTGAAAGCAAGCGAGCCTTCATCTGTTCGCACATCTGCGCCGAAATCCGCCATCATTTCAGCCATAATATTATTGTAGGTCTTATCCTCATACATCTATATCACCTCTTCCGTATATAGTCTCCAGCCCAAAGGATGTCTTGAGCTTTTCGCCGTTAGTATCACATTTCAAATCCTCAATCCCCTTTATAGCCTCATTTATTAACAAGGCTTCATTTAATATCCTTTTTACTTCACTTTCTATGTAGTCTTTTGAGTGGTTCTTCCCTATAAGGTTCTGCAATTCGCTTCCATAGTCCCAACTATATTGACTGTAAAAGTACCTTTCAGTCGCTAAGGTAAGCCTTGCCCATTGGACTACTGCTGCCAATCCTGTAATTATTCGCCCGGTCAATCTCCCGGTGTTAAAATCTATCTCATAATCTGTATTAAGGGTGCTTTCTCCCTCAATAACTTCTTCCTCGTCCTCTATGTCAATGTCAAAAGGGAACACTACAAACTCACCACCCTTTCTATTACTACATATTTTTCTTCACCAACTTTGTAAAGTAGTACTTTGTCGCCCTTTTTAAGTGGCTCAATATACTTACATTTATCGTTTATGCCTGTCTTGCTTACTCCTTTATCGTCTGCCTTTATATCAAGCTCACTTACCACTCGTTTAGTTAAGTGTTCAGCAAATAGCAAATCCTCTTTATCAAGAATCAAACTACCTATTGCACATTCGTTCTTTGATGTCATTTCTCCAATAAAAAGAGAGGGTGGATTGTTCCTTGCCCCCTCTTTTCTTATGGTCATTATTAGCTTTTCATATCCATTCATAGGCTCTCCTTAATCAGTCTTGCAGCATATCTTGCAAGCTCTATACTTTGACTTGCCTTTATTCTTGCCTTTCTTAAGTGTCTCTTTCAATAATTCCGATAATATAGTCTTTTTAGGAGTATTCCCCTCGAGCACACTGCAAGATGAATTTGAATGATACACATTTCCGGACTTGAGGTAATACACGGTAGATGTAGGAGTAACCTTCTGCTTAGCTGTTCTTCTGCCCTTTTTCTTTTTGGACTTCTTTCCTTTCTTCTCTTCTGCGTCTTCAGAATCTTCTTCATCAATTAACTTCCAAGCAAGGTCTAAGTCCATCATGTGGGTTCCATTTTCAAATCTATGACTGTCATTGGTAATATAGAACTTCCCTTTTAATCCGGTAGCACCATCTTTTATCACTATGCTTTTACCTGATATTGCACCAATATATCCTAAGGCTGAGACTGAGGCCTCTCGTGTCACACCTACAAGCATCTTGCCTGCCTCTGTGTTAGCACTTACTCCATCTTCCTTCTGATAAGTGGATTGATAAATGCCGAACTTATCTATATTATCTTTATGTCTTACCTCTCCTATCTGCTTCATACTATCGTTGTAGATTTTAACAAGGTTAACCATATTATCGGTTGTATCCGAATAGGTCGCCCCTGTTATATCCTGCGACTGGTCAAGTGTTATTCCGCTTTTTAGACCTTTTTCGGACACAACCAACTTATCAGCATTCATAGATAGCAGATATCTCTTACCTGTCTTAAGGAAAGCCTTTCTGTACGCTTTGGCAATGATGTCATAAAGGCTCATATCTTCACATATCATCTTGGGTATTACTACCCCTGTAGTAGCAACCTTGTCTATCTTAATGCCTACGCTGCCACAGATTTGTTTCGCAATCTGCTCAGGAGTCTTATTCTTAAATTTATACATGCCCATAGATCTAAGCAGATAATGTAAGAAGTCTCTTGCGGTGTAGCTTTCTGTACCTATCTCTGCCGACTTTTCCCTTGCTGTTATAACTCCTAAGAAAAGCCTTGTCTTACTATCATACAGGCTTACGATATCACCAAGTTTGATATTTACATTCTTAAAGCCCTTATCATAACGGTTGGCTGGCAATGAAAAGGTAATCTGCCTTGAACTTTGATTGTGCGAGCCTGACCATTCTACGCTTGTGTAATCAAGCCACTTCTTATTCCATAAAAGCTTAATAGCCATTATCTAATCACCACCTCATATCCAATAAGAGCCACCACTTCTTTTACTTTTGCCTTCTTCCTCATAGCCTTTTTGATAACCGCCTTGTTGTTGTTCCTGATTTTTTTCCATCCATCAGATGTGCCGGTGCACTTCTTTACAACCTTGCTCCATGTGTCGCCTTTCTTCCAAGAGTAATTTGCTTCTCTTGTCTTGGTGGTTATTCTCTTTTTTGCTGCCGTCTCTCTGTACTCTTTAAAAGCTAATGAGTATTTAACATCGCCGTTCCTCTCTGCCTCGCCATACTTAAATGATTCGATCGTGCAGAACATATTTATATCCGATTGCGTAATGATTAAATGAACTGTAGTATTTTTTTCATACAGTTTCTTTAACTTCTTGCAGTAGTATTCATAAGGTGGATGATATTCTCCATTTATGAAATCATAATCCGTGGCAGGGAAAAAGGACTCCAGTGTAATTGCATAGAGCCCTCTCTTGCCTTTAAGATTAACTTCACCCTTGTTATGAATATATACAGAGGTGTTGTTCTGTGCACCTTCAATCTCAAAGCTGGCCGGATTCACTGGGAGAAGTATAGAGTTTTTTTCATTATTCCAATTAATAAATATATCCAATCTCTTCCCCTCCCATATTGTCGCTTGTCTCAAATATCTTCTTAGCTAATGCTTCAGCTATCTTATCAATGTCGCTTTCACTTTTTACAACTATAGAATCTGCAAGCTTTGCGATATATACCGACTTACCACTGTTTCTCTTGGCGCCGTCTGCGTAGGCTTTCCGCACCGTCTCATCGTGCGGATATACTCTTGTCCCTGAAGGCAAGTCAACAATTTCTCCACCTTTCTCAGAGATTTGAGCAAGTCCACCTTTCCAGTTGTCCGTGCCTCTTGCAAGCATAGGCAACTGAGGGATATTGATACCGAACTTTTCGCCACCGATACCGGGTACCCAGTCAGGGATATCAACACTTATACTGTTTATGCCCGCAATTGCTCCATTTATCATAGAGATTACGCCATTTATCGGCATTTTAAGCATTCCACCTAGTCCCTCAAAGATACCGCCAAAGATGTTTTTTACACCTTCCCAAGCCTTGCTCCAATTGCCTGTGAATACTCCTGTTATAAAAGTTAGAATCCCATCAAATGCGGTTAGTAGACCGCTAATCATAGTTGTTATTCCATCAAAAAGTGAGTTAAAATATCCAATTGCAGAACCTATAGCAGCGCCAATTGCGACGGAAAACACAGCATGCACAGCTTCACCTATCTTGCTGAGCAAAGGACTGACAACCTTCCAAAATCCTTGTATATGCTCCCCTATTGCGCTGAACTTCTGCCCTATAGGTGCAAGTTTTTTCTTAAGACTGTCTCCTGAGATTCCAATTCTTTGAAATATATTCTTAACAAAGTTCCACAATCTGCCGGCTGCTGCCTTTATCTTATCCCAGTTTTTATATATAAGAACTCCGGCAACTACTACCGCTGCCAAGCCTAGTACCACAGCATTTGCAGGGGCTGTAACTAAGCCCATTACTGTTTTGGCTGTTTTGAACGCATTGCCAACCATTCCAACTGTCTTAACAAGCTTACCAACAACCATGACCGTTCTACCAAAAAGGAAGATAGCAGGACCTACTGCAGCGGCTATAAGCCCCACTTTGATGATAGTATCCTGCTGAGCTTTAGTCAGTGAGTTAAATTTATCCGCCAATCTTTGTATAAACTCCGTACCTTGCTTAATATATGGCAGTAACCGCTCACCAAAGGATATCCCAATACCTTCAACCGTAGACTTTAATATGGTAAGCTGGCCCGATAAGTTGTTATTTGCCGTATCATACATTTTTTTACAGGCACCATCTGAGTTGTAGATAGCCGTAGAAAGCTCATTAAAATCGCCATCAGCAGAGTTAACTATAGCAAGCAATCCACTCATTCCGGTTTTACCTGCAAGAGCCGCAGCATACTGTGCCTTCTGCGATTCGGTCAGCCCTGCAAAGCTCTTTCTTGTCTCCCTCATAATTGTATCAAGGGACTTCATGTTGCCCTTAGAGTCTGTTAGAGATATACCAAGAGCGTCCATAGCTGTTTGTGATTCTTTTGTAGGCTTTGCCATCCTTGTGAATAAACTTCTTAACGCTGTACCGGCAGATGATGCCTTTATACCACTATTCGCCATAAGTCCAAGGGCAGTAGATACATCCTGAGCATTAAACTTCAATGCTCCAGCTACAGGAGCCACATATTTAAATGATTCTCCCAGCATAGACACACTTGTATTTGACTTGTTCGCCGTCTGCGCCAATACATCAACAAATTTATTTGTGTCCTTTGCCTGCATACCGAAGGCTGTAAGGGCGTCTGTTACGATGTCGGATGTGCCAGCAAGGTCTTCTCCTGTAGCTCCTGCAAGGTACATTACTCCCTCTATACCATCTGCCATCTCCCCGGCTTTCCAGCCAGCCATAGCCATGTACTTAAATGCTTCTGCGGATTCACTTGCTGAATACTTTGTTTTTAAGCCCATTTCCTTAGCTTTCTTCGACAGCATTTCAAGGTCTGTCCCTGTTGCTCCGGATATCGATTGGACGGTACTCATTCCCTTTTCAAAGTCTGCTGCCAGCTTTACTGAAGCAACTCCAATTCCCGCAATAGGGGCAGTAACTGTTTTTGTTAGATTCGTACCCACTCCAGCAATGGCTTTCCCTGACCGTTCTATCTGCTTTCCAGCCTTTATCCATTGCCTTGCGTTATCTTGTAAATATGTGCCTGCAATCCTTAAAGGACTCGACATTTTGTCAACAAGCCGTAATGTTACATCAACTATTTTTCCCATTTATCCACCTTCTTAGCCTTCATACATTCTCTTAAGCTCTTCCGCTCTGTCTTGCATTTCCTGACTTATAAAGGCTTTCAGTATCGTTCTTTCGCCTCGCCCCATCTCTTTGACACAGCTTGGCAATATGTCGTGATAGCGAAAAAGGAGGTACATAAGTTGTACCTCCCTATTCGCCTTTATAAGTTTTTTATTTCTTCCTCTTCATTCTCATCCTTGGTGATTCCGCAAAGGGCAGATATCTCATCGCTTAACTCGTTTACCTCAATTCCGAAGAGCTTTTCGCAAAGGTCTCTTGCAGTTTTGCAGTCAAAATGTGCCTGTAGGCTCTTGTTCATTAAGTCCGGCTCTACAAGTGCCTCGGTGCAAAGAATAAGCTTTGCATCATAAGACTTTGCAATATCAAAGCTACCGTTTTTATTAAACTGATAACCGACAATGTCGTTAATTCTTCTTGATGGAATCTCACTTATAGTTACATCAACAGTCTCTTCCTTGCTGCCTAAGAGTGTCGCAAGTCTCTTTGACTTAAACACACCCTTTTTAAGCTCATCCGCCTTCTTGGAATCTATTTTTAATAACTCATCAACTAAATTCATTCTTTACCTCCTAATTAGAGTGATGGTATGGAATCAAGGACTTCCCAACCCGTAAAGGTAAATGGGATTGATTCTTCTCCAAGTTTCTTTACTTCCCAGTTAGCAAGAGTAATCTCGTCAAATACGCAGCCTGTAAGCTTAACTCTTTCCACACCTTTGGAATCAGGATCAGCAAGCTTTGATATAATGGTGCATTTAACCACTTTTCCCTTTTTGATGCTATCTGATAACTTGGTTAAGAAGTAGCTTGTAACCTTGTTGAGCTTGATTGTACCCTTACAATCTATGCCGGTTATCTTGTATCCTTTTACTAGTGTTCTTGCCTGATTGACCTCAGTCTTTTCAAGTGTAGCCTTAGCTTCAAGCGACAATACTTCAGCTAAATAGTAATCATCTAGCCATAACTCTCCATAAGTTCCATTAATTGCCTTTTCAGGTGAAAACTTATTTTCCATTTTTCCCCTCCTTAAATAGTGATGTTAAGAGATACATCCTCAATTGCATCGGTCATTGTGAGCGCTACTTTAAGGAATACATTTGAGCCTGTGTTGGCTGTCTTTATCTCTTCATCATTCATTTTACTTACATCTACACCCCTGCCCTTTAAATAGCTCCTGTTAGCCTCAATATCCATTTCAAGGGTGTAACCTTCAATTACTGAAAGTCTTATCAGTTCGTCAAAGTAATTCCCTATCGCAGACATAAGAAGGCACTTATTATCATAGTTATTAGGATATTTACCGATGTAATTATCTTCGGTTGTCCTTCTGATGTCATCTGATATCATGTCAAGGGCATCCATGATTTTTATCTTTTGGAACTGTGTATTTTTCTCCGGAGTAAGGGTAGTAAGTGAATTAACTCCCCTGCCTGTCTTTACCTTTTCACCGTCCCACCAAACTATGAACTCTCCACCATCTACTGCACTATCCATCTTTTCCTTGGTAAGCCTGGTGCAATCTGTAAGCTCATGAAGCGGTGCGTAGGTACTTGACATCTTAAGCGGTGTGCCAGCTATAAGACCTGCGATTCTTGCACAATACTGCTCTGCTGTATAGGCTTTTTCGCCTACAAACACCTTTTCTGTAGTGTAGTTTATGATTGCCTCGTTATCGCCTTTAGTATTAGGCAATACCGCCTTAATCAACTTCTTGGCTGCTCTTTCCGCCTTCACATAGGTTACAATCTCGCCTGTCTTTTTATCTGTTCCAACTGTTGGAACTACAAGATAGTTAAATCTGACCGTTCTAAGATAGTCAAGTGCTGCCTTGTAGGTGTCCACTGTCTTATTGAGCACATAAGCAATAACCTTGCTAGGTGCATTTACATAGCCCCTTAGGGCAAGCCTAATCTGTTCCTTATTGTCATCACTAAGGTTTGCAGGGATATCTGCTTCAGATACGCAGACAACCGGATTAACTTCCGGGATATTGGTGTCTTTTAATATCATTGCAATAATCCCTCTGTCTCCTCTTTTTATAGCCGTTGCAGCTATCTCAGAAAAGGAGATTGAAATACTTGGCATTCCCATTATTCGTCCTCTACTTTCTTTGTAAATTCAACATTATCAATAACTTCGCTATTGTCTTGGTGTGTAATTAAATTACACCATTCTAAATTTATGGTTATCTGTGGGATATTCCTGTCTATTCCCACATAATCCCAATCAAAGCCTTTTACATCTATTGCCCTGCTGCCTACTTTTACGAAAAGCCCAAAGATATCCTTTATCCTGTCAATTACCCTTAAAGTCTCAACTTCATCCTTGCTTTTTTGCAGATAAGTTATATAAAAGGCCATAGAGTTATACATCGTGTTATAGTTGACAGGCGAAACCTCCAAGGGCTTTAACTGCGTAAAAAAACACGGTCTGTCATAGGCTTCAATGACATCCGTGCTATAGTATTTATAGTCAGGAAATTCACTTTTTAGCAAATCAAGCAGGGCTTTCTTTACATCTATCAGAGTCATATAAGCCCTCCCTCTTTTAATAGTGCTTCTACCATGTTATCCACATGTTCCTCGAATTTATCCTCATAGACCTTAGTAGCCTTATCAAGGTAATGTACACCCTGTACAAAGCCTATAGTCTTTCCCTTAACCTTTAACTCGTGCCCCTTCTCTACAAGGTGGAAATGCGGAGACTTTGCAGATATCTCAACAAACTGGTTATTCATAAGCCCCTGAACCTGCGACACTCTAAAAGATGACAACTTTCCAAGCGACTTTTTATGCTCGCTCTTCGTCTTTGTGAGTTCTTTAGCGTTATTTACTATATTGCGCCTAAGAGCCAAGGCATCCTTTTTCAATAAATCGCCTGCCTTATCCGGGTACTTTGCAACAAGCTGGTCAAATGACATCTTTAGCTCATCTAATCCCTTGACTTTCAATTCTGCATCAGCCAATATCCATCACCTCTTTGTTGACATAATCCACACATCTGATTTCAAGCAGTTTACGCTCAAAATCCACATCTATAACGCTTTCTATCGAAAAGGTCCTGTCTTTATACTTCAAAAAACAGTTAGTGTCTATCCCTTCTGTATAGCGTATATAGCATTTGTGGGTTACTTTGCTTTGTACCTTTTGCACTTCGTAATATTCAGCCCCTCTAAGAGGCTGTAATGTACCCCATACAGTCTTAATCAGTTGCAATTCCTTTGTAATCTGCCCCAAACTGTCTTGTATGTCGGCTAATTTATAAAAAGAAAGCCGTTTATTCAGCTTTCCAATTACTAAAGTTCTTATAATAACCACCTCCGTTACAAAAGGTTAACGCTGTGAGAGTTTAAGATTGTCATCACCATTCTGTTTACTCCTCCAGCCTTATCAAGCTGATAATTCCTATTGTCAAACATATCTGCGATAAGGACAAACAGTGCCTGCGTAATATCCGGATATTTATCAAGGCTCTCATCATCAAGCCCTGTATAAGTTTTGATATGCGCAACAGCACTGTCTTTCATCCTTTCAAGTTCAGAGGTTTCAATCTCGGTTGGCTCATCAAGACGGATAAAATTTACAAGGTCATTAACTGTAACTTCACTAACTTTCATTTATACCGCCTCTTTCTAGGTGTGGTTAGCCCTTAATTACAAGCTTTGCGATCTTCTGTGCGTTCTGTACCTTTGCATCAAGTTCAACAAAGCCAAGTACCTCAACAGCATGCTGCCTTGCCTTAACTTCTGTAAGTACCTTGATATTGATGTTTTCAGATATCTTTGTAGCAAGTCCGGTATAGTCGCCGTAATACATTACGGTTGCGCCAGCTTTAACATCATCCATATTTTCAGAGGTATACACATCATGGCCAAATAAGGTATAGCCCCATCTTGAATTGGCATCCTTATTAAGCAAATAGTTACCCTGTCCGTCTTTAAGCTTTCTGACTGCAGTTCTTGTCTTTCTGCTCATGATAAAGTACGCATTTGCCTGATAAGTATCAGGGATAAGCTCCTGAAGTTCAATAATTTCATCTGCTGTAAAGTTTGCCCCGGCTGTTTTTAACTCCTGCACTCCCTTTGACAGTCCATCAATCTTGTTAGGTGTTCCTTTGAGAAGCTCCTTCTCTATAAACCTTGCAATGCTCTCTGCCATTCTCCTAACTACAAATCCCACAACATCAAAGCTGGAATCATTAATAAGGCTGATAGATACATCTGATATTGCTCTGCCAAGGAATCCTGTTAAGTTGATTGATTTAAACTTACCTGTCTTGCTTTCGCCATCTGTAAACTCGTCAGCGTATTCCATAGTTATGTCAGCAGTGCTTTCATCATAATATGGAATACTTAAGGTTCCTTTCACGTTATATCTGTCAGAATCCTGAAAAATAGGGCAGATTTCAACAACTTTCTCAATGATCTTGTTTGCGATGGTTGTTGGAATAACGGCTCCATTATCTCCCTTGGTTAACTCTCCTGCTCTTGTCTCCTCACTTCTGATAAGCGCATCAAAAACTTCGTAATCTCTTTCTTCAACACTTCTTTTCTCTTCTTCTACAGGTGCCTGTGGTGCGCTCTCTGTTAACTCCCTAGTCTTTTCTAATGCTGCGATGTTCTTATCAAGTTCTCTTATTTCAGTTTCAAGGGCTTCAAATGATGTGATTTCATCCTGATTCATTGCCCTTTCTTCTGCCTTAGCCTTTTCAATAAGCGCCTTAAGTGCTGCAAGTTTCTGTGCTCTCATTTCAAGCATTTTCTTCAAATCCATTTTGTTTACCTCCGTAAAATTAATTTTTGATAATAAAAAAGAGCTGTTATATCGCTCTTAATTCCATGTATCTGTTTTCATAGATGTGGTTGTTGTTAGGTTCTTTTTCCTTAACTTCAACCGTTTCAACTTCATCCGGCAAGAATCTAAGTTCAATCAAGTTATCAAACTCTTCTGCCCTTACCTCGATACTTGTACCGTTATAGGCAGGCTTCCTTGTATCATCTAATATTGATACCTCTTTAAGCTCCAGTTCTCTGATTGTCCTGTGTGGGATGTCTTCATCTGTCCTTTCCTCTTTTATAGGGATAAAGCCAAACGACCATCCAACCAATTTTTTATTTCTGGCCTTTTCAATCACCTCCTTATCTCTGATTTCACATCTACACCTTAAGCCTATGTTGTCCTCGCTTATATGGGTTTTATCATCTGCATTTGATGATAAAACTCTTGTATAATTGTGGTTTAACAACACCTTTACCGGGCACCCCGTTCTATTGGCTCTTTCAAGCGACCTTCTGAAAGCTCCTGAGGCTATTTTTTCTATGAACTTGCCCGATGCGTCTGTAAGTACCTTGCTATCTCTTTCAACGGCATTAACATAACCATCAATCAAGACCGAATCATCTCTGATTTCAATCCGCATTAGTTTCATCTCCCTTCTTTGTATCGTTTATGTTGGTGTATTTGTCCGTATTTGGCGTATATACCTTACCTGATTCAGGATAATAAAGTACATCCTGCAAGCCTAATTTAATAAAATCAAGCCCAAACTCAGGCAGTCTTTCCTTTTTTCTCACTTCATCAAGCTGCATAAAGCCACTATCAAGAGCAACCTTGTAGGCTGCGAAACGCTTTTCTATATCCGTCTTAGTCAGGTCCGTATCATCAAATGCAAAAAACATTACATTCTTTTCATCCTCTTGCAACAGCACACTATTGATTGCTGTCACAAACCTAGCTAATATCGGATAGATGCAGACCTCGTAAAAGCGTTTTTTATCTTCCTCCGTAGCTCCTCCGTTTATGATTGACGGTGGTACAAGGAATATTTTGCAAATATCACGGTTATTTGTTTCTTTATTCTCATTAAGCTGCAGCTCTACAGATGAGTTTGAGGCTTCTTTGAAGGACAATCCATCATTTAACACAACAACATTCTCTGTGCTATTGGAATAAAGGTTGTGGAAGGCTCTTTTTAATGCTTCCATTGCCTCAGCACTAAGTCTTATTGCCGATTGAATAAAGCCTTTTTTGTTGCCTCCAGTTTGGACAAGATTCTTTTCAAACTTCTGTGTACTGAGTATTATCCCCAACAGTTCAGGTGTTTCAGCTATGATAGATTGTCCACAATATCCATTTTGCGTATTCCGCAGTATTTTAATGAACTGCCAGCCCTCATAACTTACTCCGTTAACCAGTATTTTATAATCCTTGAATATCGGATCTGTATTGTACATAAAGCTAATCTTTTCAGGTTCCACATAATGAAGAGATTTAACCTCATTATTTACCCTGTTTATGTAGACATATCCGCCTTTCGATAGAAACATGTCCATAATCAGGGCTTTTTTCATTTGGCTAGCGTCTAAGGTGTCTCCTGTGTCGTCATTTAGCAGGGTGGTCCTGATGTCGTCAACAATCTCCTCAACCTTATCACCATCCTTTTTATACAACTTGATTTTTAAGGATGATACTGTGTCCGAAATCATATTTATACAAGCTGACAGAGCCGGGATATTCATTGCAGTTCTTCGACTTACTTCTTCATCACTTAGCAGCATCCTCAAAATGTCACTTGATACATCTGGCTCATTATCAGCCTTTTCTCTTTTTTCTTTTTTCCAGTTAAATAAACCCACTTTTTTCACCTCCTTTCAAGCTATACGACCTGTACCACAAAGCCATCATTGAATATTATGTCTTGCTGCAATAGGTATATTGCATTTATCAACGCCACAACCATATCCACCTTACCACTTGACTTCTTTTTATTAACATATCTATTCATATTGGTATCGTAGGTACATTTTGCGTTTTCAAAGTTGATTTCAAGCAAGGTATTAGCCTCATATCTGAATTGTCCGTTTTCAACCTTTTCAGCCAATAACTTGGTAGGTGGGTGCAAAGTGTCCGAATGCTGCCTTATTTCAACCGTGGTATATTTTTGATTCCACTTTTGCGCCGAACTCATAGCATTGTAGCGGTCATAACCTATAGCAACCACTTCACAGCCAAGCTTTGCCTCCACATTAAAAACGAAGTCCTCTATTACTCCGTAATCAACTACCATATCGCCACAAGCTATACATTTCATTTGCTCCACAAATCGCCTGTAGTCCACATGTTCAAATTTACTCTTTTCATCTATTCGCCCTTCCGGTATAAATGCCATCACTGTAGCCAGTATATTATCGTTGTCATCCACACCAGCAATTGCCACCGCGCAGTTATCGTTTGTCTGAGCAAGGTCAACTCCAAGCCATACCCTCTTATTAGTCCAGTCAATTTCTTTTACGCTGCACTTCTTCACAAGATTAATGTCTATATAGCTTTCTGTGCCTATGCCCTGATAGATTATATTGCAATGCTTGGTTAAGAAGTTCTCCCTTGCACTTTCAACCTCTATAGCTCTTTGCCTTTTAGTAAGCAAATCTTGCCACATCTCCTTTATCTCAAGTGCTAAAGGATTAGCGTGTGCCAGTATATCGTCATTATCAGTCCAATTTTCTTTGTCATCAGGTTCGTAAAGCAGGGAGAACACCTTATCATCCTTCACGAAGCCATCAAGAACTTTCTTGCAATACAAGACTTCATCCTCAAATGGGTTATTGGCTGTAGGATACTTTGTCGATATGATAAACCCCAGCTTATTCAATATAGTAAGCTGACCGGAGCGCATAGCCTCAATAGCATAAGGATTTGGCAAGGCTCCAACCTCGTCAACAAGGAAAACATTCGGCAATTTACCGTCAAGTCTGCTATTTGAGTAATTAAGGGGGATGTATTTTGAACTCGTGAGAAAGCACTCAATATCATCTCGCCTTACCTTAAACATCCTATCCTTTCCCTCTTTGGGGAAAATCTTAGGATTGTAACCTATAATCTCTTCTATAGCCTTTTTAATTTCCCTTGAAAGTGAGCCATCAGGAGCTACTGAATAAAAGTACGAATACATAGGCTCTAGGAAAAAGAGCAAAATAAAAAGAACGGCAATTATAAAGGTCTTGCCATTCTTTCTTGCTATTTCTAGCACAATAGTTTCATATCTGCGCTTTGCCTCATTGTCACTACACATAACGCACAACGAGGCTATTATAAGCACCCATTGAAAGCCTGCCACGCAGTCATATATGCTATGATTAATCTTAAGCCCCTTAGGCATCCTGATAAGTATAAGAATCTTATCAATCTTTTCTACTCGGTCTGTATTGATAAAAAACTTCTTGCTCTTACCATCACAGATTTTAATAAATTCTTTACATTGTTTTTTGACATAATCAGGCACTTTTGACTTACTGCCACAAGCCTTTTTAGCGTATCTATAGGAAGGATGCTTTTTAATCAAATACCTAATACCTCTAATAGTGGATTTTGATTATCTCTTATTGCTTTCACATTCGCTATAGATATCTTTGCTCTTGCCTGCGGTGATAAGGACAACTCGTTGCAGCATCTAAAGAAGTCTTTAGCCAAGTTTGTCCTTGCTGCTATCAGCTTGCTCTTTTTCATTATGTCGTCAACCTGATTCATAGCCTTATCAATTTGGATAATGCTATCTATGGTGACTGCAGTCATAGCCAGTATATAGTGGTCAAGATTACCCAATATTTCTGCCTCTTTTAAGTTGTCAACAATGTATTTATATATAACTTTCTGCTCTTTTGTCAGGTAGCGTGGCGGGATAAGTTTATCCATCCCACCTCTTGCCTTTTCCTCTGCTGCCTTGCGTATTTCCACATCTTTTTTAGTATTATGCCTAGAATTTGTCGATATAGTTTTAGCCGGTCTGCCCATCTTTTTCCTCCTTTTCCCTCTTTAAATCTCATTTTGGGAATTTTATGTGGAAAAAGGGTGCGCGTCGGTCTTGGTTTTTTTTAATTTTCTCCCCTAAAAAGGTAGGGGGGATACTATAAATTTTTTATATTCACACAACAACCACTCCTCTTCCTTCTGCGTTAAAATTCTCTATAGATTCCCTCACGAGTTGTCTTTGATTGTCTCTTGTAATCTCTCCTGCTTCGCACATCTCATGATGTACTGAGCATAAAGTTATTAGATTTTCATTCGACAAGCGTAGTTGATAATCCTCCTCTATCGGTACAATATGGTGTACCGATAAGTCATACGTGTTAAGCTGTCTTGTTGTACCAATTAACATTGCCTTGCAGCATAAGCAACAATACTTGTCTCTGTCTCTTATCTCCCTGCTCTTTAAGGTCCAGTCATTAGTTTTCCTGAAGGAGAAGGCCTTAGTATTGCGACGGATGCTCCACCGCTTACTTGCCTTGTCCTTAGCTTCGCAGACTTCTTTCTCTTCGTGTATGCGCCCGCAATACTTACAGCTCTTAAGCATATACTCACATCCTTTAAAATGTAAAGAACCGGGAAGGAGGAAACCCGGCTCTTTGTTGTATTTCAATGATACCATTATACCACATTGCTAACCGACATTGTATGGCATGTTTCAAAATCAACTAAGGCTTTCTTATGAATCCTTGTCACATGGTCATAGCTGTAATTTAATTCAACTGCAATGCTTTCAAAGCTCATATATCTTACATAGCGTCTGTATAGAACTTGGATACACCTTATGTCTGTCAAAGCCTGAATCCTTGATATGATTATATTTTTCTTGTTTGTAAATTCCTGTATCTGTTCCCTTATCTGCTTTTCCAGCTCCACGCACTTAATAGCTTCGTTCTCAAGCCCATCTCCTCGTTGGCTCGTCTGCACCTTTTCAGACATCCCACACCCCTTTAGCCCATATAAGGCTTTAAGGCTAGATAGCTCTTCCAGTCGTTGGTTGATTTGCTCCTCCATTCTTTGAATCTCTTGTAGGTATTTTTTAGCCCACATTGGCATCACCTCCCTGTATTCGCTTTCTTTTTCCTTTTCTTGGTCTTCTTTACTTCTTTCTCTTTTATGGCTGCAATTAGCTTGTCTCCATCTATTCCCGTCCAGTATTCAAAGTTTTCGGATTGGAAAAACTTTTCTACCGGCGATAGGTCAGATATGTTCTGATTGGGTAGCCTTTTCTTTTTTCTAAGCTCTGCCTTATAGTCTTGTACTGCGCACTTAACTATGGCATATACCAGCTTTTCAATATTGTATAAGCTTTGTACTTTTTGCATCCTACACCTCTATTATGCGTTAATTAAATGGCAACTCGTTCTCAACACCATCAGGAATATTCATAAAGCCATCACCTGGCATAGAATCATTGTTTTGTGCCCCTTGTCCTGCTGCCTTGCTTTCAGCGAACTCTATCTCTTCCACCATAATCTGTACACTGTAGACCTTCTGACCTTCTTTATTGGTGTAGTTATCATTCTGGATACGTCCAGTAACTACTATCTTGGTACCCTGTTTAAGATACTTCTCTACAAATTCCCCTTGCTTGCCGAATGCGGTACAGTTAAAGAAGTCGGCGGTCACTGTATCCCCCTGCTTCTTGAAGCGTCTATCTACTGCAAGCGAAAACCTCGCTATAGCCATATTACTGTCAGTCTGCGAATATCTGACCTCAGGGTCTCTTGTAAGCCTACCCATCAATATCACTTTATTCATGCTTAGTTACCTCCTTACTCTCAATAAAAGCCTGTACTTTGACTAAACATTCAGGGCATAGATCATAGGCATCATTACAAAAGTATTCCCCTTCATCGTTAGCCAATACAAACGCCACCGAGTTAGCTTCTGATAAGTTGCCATATCCTTCTATCCCTTCATAAAGTTCGTACAGTTTCCCACATTTATCACACTTTTTAGCTAGCATATCTTTTCCTCCTCAAATTCTATTAAATTTTCTTTTACCTCTGTAAGCTCCTTGACTATACCGCTATAGGTATTAAGGTTGTTGAGGTAAACTTTGCAGTTCTTTTCTAACAGCCTGATTATATCTACAAGCTCCTTCTTTGGCAGATTCATCAAGGTGCTGTCACTCAATGTACTTTGTCCATCTCCTATCATATTCTACCTCTTGCTTAATTTTGCTATGATTGTATAAAAGTCGTTAATATAGCTCAGTAAATTGCTATAATAGTTGCAATTAATTTCAGGACCTATGTCGACAACGTAGTCATACATTTTAATAACAGATTGTTTAAGGCCATTTATCTCCTTCTTCCCGAGGTAAAAACCCTGGTTAAACCCATCTTCCCTAGCCTTTGCGGCTCTGTTCTCTAAATAAACAATAAGCTCCTCATCTGTCATTAAGCGCATTTTATCTGCTGCCTCTGTAATTTTATTTGCCATCATTCCTCCTCCACTTCTTCTACAATCTTGCCTAGTTTTTTTGCTATCTCCTTAAATTCCTCTTTGAATATAGCTATTCGCGCCGTTGGAGCTATTATCTCGAGATATTTACCATCTAACCAAGTCTTAACGAACTCTTTTACATCAACATGTTCTGCATTTTTAGATTGCATTCTGCGCCTCCCTCCATTAAGAAAATTCCATCGCCAAGTATTTACCGTTTTCGATTGGGAAATAATACGTTCCTACAGATGTATATCCCATCCAGCCTAAGTTCTCTTTTTCGCAGTATTGCCCTTTCCCTTGAGGTTTCCCAGTAGGCTCATCTACTATTCGCATAGCACTAGCATGTATGTCTCTAAAGAATGCATGATATAACTGGTTAATCTGTTCGGTTAAGTAGTTCCCCTCCTCAGGAGGAATAATTGCATAATGCTTATACTTTTCAACAATCTCAATTACATCGTTTGGTAATTTATTCATTCTAAATCAGCCTCCTCTACTATCTTATCACTACTCTTTAATCTATCCCTATTTGACGACCTAAACATCATTAGCAGCATTTCAGATACTGACCTATGTCTGTTCATTCGCCTAGCTTGTTTAACAGATTCAAGGCTGCCACCTGTAGGACAATACACTCCTACTCCGAATGGGATTTCAGCGGATACCTTCTGATATACTTCTCTCGGCATTACGTAGTAGTTATAATCGCCTATGAAATTATGCCCATTCTTTGAGTGGAAGTCCTCCGCAGATGACTTAATCTCGTAGCAGTAAAAGTCTCCCTTTTCGATGCCGCTTACAGTGGTATTTAGTGGCTCAAATTTCATATAGTCAACCCTAACACGGTTAGATGTGGCATAGTCAAAGGTGACTTCTCTAGCCCAATAAATGCGGCTGTCATTATTAGGATTGATTAGCTTTTCTGTAAGCTCTGACAGCCGTTTAGTTGTCTCGGACCTGCTCAATTCCCCTCCTTCTCGTAAAGCTCATGCTCTCCATTCATAAGTTTATAGCTTTCTTCATCTGCAAAGGAAAATCCAAAGTTGCTAAGGATGTCATGCATCGCCTTAAGCTTCTCTCCTGCTGCCTCGTTGTAAATCACTCCGTAATATCCTGTAAGCGTTAAATATTCTAAACTGCTGAATGCTACCGCTATCATTTGGTATAGAATTGGCAATGCCGTTGCTCTCTCTGTGGCTTTATTTTTCTCTTCTTCATCTGCATTTTTATATGCCTGCGTACCTAATAAGACATTCGTCAATGTATACTCTGAACCTACCACCTTGTATTTAAGGATAAATTCCCATGTCTGCTTGCCTATATACTCAGCATTATCAGGAGGTTCTACTTTACCCTCCAAGATACTTCTAACAAAGTCCTCCATATCCTTGTGCATCTCTTCGTACTTTGCCTTTATTTTAGCCCTTTTCTCTTTGATTTCTTCTTGTCGAAGATCAATCTCTTTCTTTTGCTTTTTCTCTTTTTTTATTATGTCAAGGTAAGTGTATGAAACTACATAATACAGTCCTTCTGTATGCTTTATCCCTATTTCAGCTTCGTCGGAATCTAGGCTAATGCGTTTAATCTGTAGCCAGCCATTGGAATAATAACTTACTCCGTCAGGGGCTTTTTTAAAGCCCAGCTTTTCGCATTCTGCAATCAGCTTTCCCTTATTCTTTTCCCGTATTTCTTCCCTTGCTGCTTGCCTTGCTTTGTTGGCAAGGTCTTTTGAATCCCAAGCCTCTTTAAGGATCTTATTCCTTGTATTTACATCCTTAACCTTTTCAAGGGCATACAGGTCTGAAAGTGACAGCTGGAACTCTTTATCTTCTACTTTTTCTACAAGTGTCTCCTTGTCGAGCTTAGCAATGTTAAGCCTGTGGTTGATGGTTGTCTTTGAAAGTCCGGTCTTTTCTTCTATTTCTTCCACCTTAATGCCGAAATCCTCAAAACACATCTGCATAGCTTCAGCTTCTTCGTAGACTGTAAGGTCTTTGCGGTTCATATTCTCCATGAGCATGGTGGTAATCTGCTCTTTTTCGGCCATATCTTCTACTACCACACAAGGAGCAGTCTCAAGCCCTGCCTCTCTTGCAGCCGTTAGCCTTCGGTTGCCAATTACAACCAAATACTTGCCTTCTTCCTCTTTATCAGGCACAACAGTTAAATTCTGCATAATGCCGTTTTCTTTTATGCTCTGTGCCAACTCCTCTATGCCCTCGTATTTGCGCCTTACGTTCTTTGGATGTCTTTTTAAGTCTTCAATTTTTATCTCAACTACTGCCATCACTGCCTCCTTAGTTATTATTCTTTGTTATTCTTCTTCGTTACCATCAAATATTGTCCTTTGTGCTGTACCGGTTATAGGCATCAATATATATTGCTCTGCGCCATCATCCCATACCATTTCACAGCCTCCACAATTTTTCTTGCCTTTGATTTCGCTCTTTAAGTGCATTGCTGAACTTATTTTGTAGGTAAACTCCGGTGTGATGCTTAATTTCCCTACAGATGCATCATCTACAAGCTCAACATCTACCTTAATTGTCATACATCCTGCCTTGCTTCCTTTTTTCATCATAGATTCAAGCAAATCACGCAGAATAACATTTGCGCCTGCTCTTAGTTCTGAAAAAACTTCTCCTTCAAAGCTTATCTCCTGAGTATATTCGTTCATTCTTTTTCACTCCTTTACTTGTATAATGTGCCTATTTGCTCCATTATTGCCTTAAGTTTAACCTCGCCTATGCCCTTTACATCTTTTATCACTTCTCGTATATCCTCCGGGGTAACTGCTGCCTCCTTATTGTCGTTACCTGCCTTTACTCCGTTATCAAAGCCTTCCTTCCATACTTTCATATAGAACTCACTCATGCTAGTATGGTCCATTCTCTTTATCTCTTTGTATTTATCTCTGCTTATCAGATTCTTAGACTTTTTTGACATCTTCTCTCCTTCCCTTGCTCAATGCACACAGTATTGCTCTCAGACAAGCCCTCAGCTTTCAACTCTTTGATAAGCTCCGTTAAGTCTGCACAAGTTTTCCCAATCTTTACTGCTCGTTCATACCCTCTTGCAGTCTCTCCCGCATAACTAATTATCATTTCATCAGACAACTCCAAAAATGAATTTATCCGCCTAAGCCTTTTCAAAATCTCTTCAAGCGTCATAACTAATCCCTCCTTGAATTGCCCAATTCTTCTTGCTCAATCCTTATCTCTTCACTGCAATAAGACAATGCCATAGCTGTGAATATAAGGACTGCCCCACTTCCTGCTATCTTAAGCCCTACTAAGCCACCCCATATCGCTGTTAATGCTCCAATCGTGAGCAATAGCACTCCTGCATAAGTTATAATATTGACTGCTCTATCCATTTTCATATCCTCCATTATTCCAATATGTATAAAGTTTTAATTCCCATCTTCTCAGCCAGCTTTATCTCTGCTGCCATCCCTTCGCTGATTCCGTATTTAGTACCTACAAGCACCACATCACACATCTTTAAGAGCTCAAGACTTAATCCAGTTCCCTTCTTTCGCTCTTCCGGATTGCTGTCCTTAAGCACCTCTGTCAGATATAGGTGCGGTGTAATTGGAATAGTTTCAAAATTAACCATTAGCTTAGTTAGATGTCTTGCATATCTCTTATTCCTGATACGCTTAAATAAATTCCCTCTGTAAGGGCTGCATACATAGCCGTATAACATAACTCCTCCTTAATATGTTCTGTCTCCCATTAGTGCCCTTACAATGTCTTCACGCTTATAGAGTCCTGCCGCATTTGGCACTTTTCGGAACTTCTTTTCCAGTTTCTTTTTATCCTCGCCTATAAGGTCTATTATCTGAGGAAGGGTGTAGGTATTTTCAAAGAATAATGCTAATAACTCCATCTGCATTTCCCTTTTGTACCTTAGGTCAATCTCTTTCTTCTTGTGTGGGCTTTCATTTCCTGTATGGTGTTCGGGACAGAGGTATTTATAATTTAACTTAAAATCAAGCCCTTCCTGCGACCTAAATACAATATGATGCCTTTGCCCCGGCTGGTTACATCCCTTTACTTCACAGATTTCCATCACTACCTCCTATAAATTTGACATTATGCAGCTTAAGCGACATATCAAGCAGCTTCCACAGTTCAACATTGGCAGGAGGCTTGCCATCTGACTTCTTCCACCCTGACTGCTGCCAACTTGTTAACCATCCATTTTTGATACAGCTCTTGATATATTTACAGTCAATGCTTAGCTCTACTTCACAAGGTTTGATAAGAGCCTTTAGCACCTCAACACTTAGCTTTAATGCAAGTGCGTTCCTTGTATCGTTTTCTATCTCTGCTTTGATTTCCTTCTCGTGCCGTTCTCCCTGTTCATCCACATAGATAATCAAGGCTTTAGCCGTTCCGCTCCCTTTGGGATTCCCTTTGTGGTCCAGGCTTGTAATTACTTTAACCTTCATTCTGCCACCTCGTACAATCTGCTTAATTCAACCGCCCGTTCAGATACTTTAAGAGCGTAGTCGCTAGGAGTATTTATATTCCTTTTTGCGTAGGCCACACCGCCGTTATATGCCATAAGCACAAAGTAAAGGTCGCTGTCTTTTTCTTTGTATTCCATCAATATATCTATTGCAACCTTTACGCAGCCTCTTGGCTCTTTTAGGTCAGCCACACCAAGGCTCTTCATCCTTTCCCTACTCCACCTTGGCTGTATCTGCATTAAGCCTATACTTGCTCCATTGTCTCCTACTGCATTAGGATTCAATCCGCTTTCTCTTTCCGCTATAGCAAATATTAGAAAAGGATCTATGTCTTTACTCTCTGAGTATTCTAGTATCCACTCCCCTAAGGAAGAGTTCATAAAATCCACAGCCTTTTTATCTACTGCCTTTAGCTTGGCTTTCTTAGGCTTAGCCCTCTTTACTGTAGCTTGCTTTGGTTTGTCAGGAATTACAGGGCTTGCCTTCACTGCCTGTATAGATTCCTCTACAGGCTTACCTCTGATAGTAAGTGACAAGATAATCAGTAATGCGATAACTCTTAAATTCATGTTTTTTCCTCCTTAAATCTTTCCTTCGTCTAGCGTTTATCACGTTTATTGAGGTTTTGAACTAATGTGTTCATTGTGGATAAGTCTGCAAGCACTATTAAATGCTAATCGAAACGGCTTTTTTGGGTAAATTGTAGAATGTGTTGCAAATCTTCGTCTCGTTTAGCGTTTATGCACCTTTCAGAAGTTTTTTAGTGCTTTTTCGATATGACTACTATCCGCAAACCCTATTAAAAGCTAATCGAGACAGACTTTTTGTATTTTTCTTTATTTCTTAAAATCTTTCTCCCGATTAAGGTTTATGCACCTTTCCGAGTTTTTGAACATTTCTGAACTGCCTAAAAATGCCCTCAAACCCTATTAAACTTTAATCGAGACAGACTTTTATATAAATTGTAGAATGATTTGCATATCTTTGGTTCGTCTAGCCTTTATGCACCTTTTAGACTTTGAACAGTTTTATCCACTTTTGCCCTTTATCTCCGGGAGCTTAACCATCGTATACTTTTGGATAGGTGCACCTGTAAAAGGATTGATTCCGTTGTATATGGTATCCTTGTCTATGTAATACCCCTTTTTAGGCTTAGGGGTATCCAGCCAGTTTATTGACTTGATGATAGTAGTCTTCTTTACAGGCTTGACTAGGTTTCTGCTACAGGTATAATGCTGCTTGGCTCCTCCATCATTAGACTTATATGTTTTTGATGTCTCTTTGATAAAATATGCTGCAAGCTCTCGATACTGTCCAGTATCGTCTAAAGGTGTAAAGTGAGGGCTACCCCATTCCCAACAATCCCTGACTATTTTATTTATATTAGCCTCTATCCCATTTATGATTAGGTGGTGGTGGATTGCTGTGTTTAAATATTCTGTTACGCAGATATATTTAAGCTCCTCCTTGTATTTTTTATACTCTCTTCTAAGGACTCTTAAAAATCTAGCCAATCTTTTCTTAGCCTCTTCGGGAGTAGGCCTTATATTTTTCTTGTAAGTAAGTACCAGGTGATAATCTCCGTATCCAAAGTTAGCATTTATTAATCTAGCAAGCCTCGCCTCGGTATTTATCCTATTTATCTTTTTCATCTCATCAGGAGTAATCTGTGCCCTGCCCTCTCTAGGTCTATGATCATTTAACCCCCTAGTATGACTTTTTATTATCTCTATTGTTTTCCCTGCTTCTATTTCAGTTTTATAGTATGGCATGATGTTATACTCCGTTATTTAAAGTTTTGGTCGTAAAGTTAATAGTTTGAACAAGTGCTAAAAGCGTATATTTACGCTGTTTTCTCAAACTTTTTTCTTTACTTTTTAGCCGAAACGTAGTATAATAATCATGCAGGATATTAAACTACGTTCCAACTTAGAGGCGGTCTTCCTATCCGCCTCTTTTTTTATGTCATGGCTGCGAGCATCTTTTTCTCAAAGGCTATTTGCCTTAATCGGTACGCTTCCAGCTCCTCCGTGTCAAACATAATTTTACTATTTGACCTGGTAGGATCTGCTCGCCAAGCAATTTTGGTGTGCTTGTCCGTATAAGCTCTTCGTAGAAAAGATTCTGAGATTCCCATTCTGACTAATGCTTTCATCGACATCACTTTTGCAGGATAGTCCATGACTCCCTCCTTTCTTTATGTCCATAAACTTTATTCCTCTTTCGTGCCTTTCTTTGCAGTTGCACTTCTCGCCCGGATCTAAATTACCGCCACAACCCGGGCATATCTTATAATATGGCATCTGTCCTCCTTTACCTTTAACTGCCTTATCCTTCTAATTCCTCTTTCATCTCTTTGCTGACTTTAACAAATGCCCACACCATCAATATTATTGGTACTGCGACAAATGCGATTTTTATTACCTCCAATACATATCCCTCCTTTTATCCAATCATTAATAGCCTAAACACTTCTCTTCCCCTTGGTGTTATAAGCGTTTGTATCCCTGAATGTGTATCATTTGCCCATTCTTTAACCTCAAAATACTTTGTATTCTCTGTAGCCGTATTAGAATATGCTGCATAAGGCTTAATATCGTTTTTCCTGCTTCTAAAACAGTATTTGTTGTTAATGAGCCAATCTATAAACTCTTTTCGCTTTATCCCCAGCTCCTTGGCAGTATCAGTAAAATTGAGTAGTAGATTGCGGTCCACAAGGTTATCAAAGTAATCAGCCTTAGGCTGCAATTCAGCTATCTTCTGCTCATTGGCTTTGATTACATTCTGAGCAACTATCATAGCGTTGGCTAATATCATTTCAGGGCTTGCGTTCTCCTGTCCTGCGATATAGCCACCATTCTTTCTCACGCTCTTAAGGATATCCTTAACTTCTTTCTTGAAGGCTTTTGCTATAGGTTTTCTGCTCTGCATCAGAACCTCATACAATCCATCCTCCGTTAAGAACCAGCTTTCTTGGTTGCCTCCAAGGGTGTAAACATTCCTTACAACCTTTTCTGTATCATCCACACTATCAAGCATTGACCTTGAATTGCTATGCTCAATCCATTCAGCCACATCTTTAGCTAGGAATAATGGATTTTCAAAATCGCCATAGATTCTAAAGTCTTTATTTAAGACTGTTCTTTCATCAATGATTTTTAGTCCTTCCATTCGCTCTCCTTTCAGTTTTTAAGGAAATAAGTGCGACAAGTATGCTTTCTTTGCTCTCTTTTCCATCCTGATTTGTTCCTCTAATATTTCAATCTCTTTATTTAATACAGAAAAACACTCCACAACTTTTGCTTGTTCTTTCAAGTCAACATGCCACAATAGCCTAAACTCTTTTAGAGCCTCCTTCTGAATGTTTATCGTTGTTGCATATTTTGATGCAAATAACGGGAATGACCGTTCAATGGCTATATGGAAGTATATAGGGATACACTCCACAGTTGGAAATGCTACTGCGTATCTTGTCTCTATCTCTCCGTCAACTGTTAACATCGATACAATACTGTAGTCCCCTATCGCACTTAATGGGAAAAAGACACTCCCCATCTTGTAAATCTTCCCCTTTATTGCTCTTTCTACTGTCGCAATGCTTACTAATTTTACTTCCTGAATACTGTTCATTTCTTTTTAAGTCTGCCTCCAGTCCTTTTTTAAGATTAGGATTTTCAGTTTCAAGCTCTGATATAAGCCTGTATAATTCTGCCCTTGTTCTTTTCTCCTCCGCATCAATTTCAGCTAGGTTACTCATTATTTCAAATAAATCAGGAATCTCTTCTTCCTCGCTTGTGTCTACATAGCGTGGAATATTTAAGTTATACGAATTCTCAATTATCTCTTTTTTTGATACAGTCCTTGAATATCTATCTACTGACAGCCTGTGTTTATATACATTGATAATTTTTTCAATTTGGCTTTCAGTTAAACAGTTCTGTTTACCTTGCTTTTTAAATTCTTTGGAGCTGTCAATAAAAAGAATATTTTCCGTATTCCTGCCTTTTTTGAATACCATTATGCATACAGGTATATCCGTATTTAGGAATAGCTTATCCGGAAGACCTATTACAGCATCCAATAGATTATTTTCAACTAATTTTTGCCTTATTTTTTCTTCCGCAGCACCTCTGAACAGAAGCCCATGTGGCACAATAGCAATCATAATTCCTTGTGGTTCTAGCAAATATATGCCATGCAGTAAGAATGCATAATCAGCCTTTGAATTTGGCGGGATGCCGTATTCTAAAAACCTCACATCATTTGCTGCGTTTTTACTATCCCACTTTAATGAATATGGTGGATTCGTTATTACATTTTTAACACTGTAGCTGCTTTCTGCATTCTCTATCTCTTCAATCTTTGAGTATTTCACCATTGCAAATAATTTATATGTGTGAAATATCTCACCTGTAAGCACATTTTTTTGAAATACTAATGCGTTTACATTATTAAATGCTAGGTTAAGCAGCAAGAAGGGGATTGCTCTTTCTGAATATTCCTCCAAATAAAGCTTGTCAGCCTTACTTAAAGCAAATATGCTAAGTCCGCCAACTCCTGCACAGACATCTAAATAGCTGCCGCCTTCTGTTAACTCAGCCACAACCTTGCACAGGCATTCAGGAGTAAAATCCTGCTTAAGTTCGTTCCTGTCCGAATGTTCCGACTGGAAGTAACTAAAATCCAATGCCCTGCCTTTAAATAATCCGGCTTTATATATCTTTTCTATTATTGCTTCACTGTCTTGTAATAATTCCTTTAATAACGCGGTTGGTAGCTTGAAATTTTCTTTTACTTCTAATATTTCTTTAAGCATTTTTATCTTCCATATCTCCTCCTTATTGTTAGTTGTTTGTTAACTTTCTGCCCTCCGCCATGGTATACTATCCTTATCTTAATGAAAGGAGGTTGATATCTATGACAAAAAGCGAATTCGACAGCAAATTTAACACAAGCTACAAGAGTGCTGTTTTAAAATATTCAGACTCTCAAGCACTTAAAAATGCGTTAACTGGTAGTGATGGAGTGCAAGATTCAAGTGAACTTCTTGCAAACCTTGCAGCTTTAATCGTTGATATCAATAAGGATGTGTTGCATTCGGTTCTTATTGATATTCTCCCACTAGATGATTAAGTCTTGCCGAAATTTTTTCTGCAACTTTGTCAACATTTGGCTTGTCCTGCTCCGTATTACTCGCGATAATGCGGAGCAGTTCTTTAATCCCCCTGAGTTCTTTTAGTACCTCTTCCATATCTCCTCCTAACTTCTATACCTTTTAACTGCTACCTTGGTTTCTTGGTAAGTTTTAATATCTATCGCCTCCTCCCTTACGCAATTTCCAGCGTTGTCTCTTTTTCTTCCTTAGCTTTCTTCTGCATCTCTTCCTTTAAGTCAACTATCGCTTCTCCATATCCTAGAAGTTTAGCTTTCTGTACATCTGACATCTTCGGAAGAGCTTCAAGCATTACCGTTATTATCTTTACTTCACTTTCTTTCATATTAATCACCTCTTTTCTTGTTTGTTTTGCAACTACTTTTGTTTACCCTACAAACATAATAATTTATCCGATAAACTTTGTCAATACTTTTTTGTTTATTTAGCAAACTTTTTTCTTGACTTTTGTTTTTATCCATTGTATTATGTTGATGAAGGGAGGTGCTACAGTGAACGAAAGAGTTAAACAGTTACGGAAAACCCTAGATTTGACTATGGAAAAATTTGGTGAAAAGATAGGTGTTAAAAAATCTGCGATTTCTTTAATTGAAAGCGGAAAGAACTCTCTAACCGAGCAGATGATTAAGTCTATATGCAGGGAATTCGATGTAGATGAAGAGTGGTTGAGGAACGGTACAGGCTCAATGTTTATTGAGCGTACCCGTGATGAGGAAATTGCGAATTTTATAGGAACTATTCAGAGTGTTGACGATGATTCCTTTATGAAAAAGTTCATTTCAATGCTTGCGAAACTTGACGAATCAGAATGGAAGCTTTTAGAGAAAATGGCATTAAAACTTACTAAAGAAAATGAAGAGGGCCAAGTTAGTCCTTAGCCCTCTTCTCCATAATTGCTTTCACATATGCGTAGATGATTTTTAGCCTTCTAACATCTGCCTTCTGAAGCATTTCAATGATACATTTTTTGTAGTCCATTTTGTAAACCTCCGTACTTATGTTCTGGGAATACTTTGATTATACCAAACATTTGTTCGGTATTCAAGGATAAAATTTACTTTACTCAATTGGAGAAGTTAAATGAACGATGAATTACAATGGTTAGTATTAAACAATTATATTGGGATTTCGTACTCCGAAGATACACAGGAGAACGTAGAATCTAATACCGAACCAAGCTACTACTTGCCTATAAATAGTGACCCTGAGCAGATTAAACGTCAAAAAAGAGCTATGACAAGGCAGTGTAAACCGTTAAGTATCAATTTTGATAATAAAACCGGAGTATTCTCATCTTCCAGTTCCGGAACTTACCTAGTAACAACAACATCTTGCACTTGCCCGGACTTTATAAGGAGAAGGAAGCCTTGTAAACATATGTATCGTTTGCTTGACGAATTAGGCCTTTGTTCTCTAAAACAAGCCTTTCCAAATGAGTATGAAAAACTTGCAAATCACAAACAGATAAATGACATTCTCCCTATCGCAACACAGTTGTCATTAGAAGACAAAAAACTATACCGCACCATATGCTGCCAGTGTGGAAATGACAATAAGAATATTTCTTGTTATCTACTACCAAAAGACACTGCAAAAATATACATCAACAAGAATCTACTTGTTGAAACCAAGGATATAAAGAGGCTCATCCCTCATGCTAACTTTTATGACTTAAGAAGCAAGGTTAGGGAATTGACATCTGATAAACTGCCACGAAAAAAGGTTGAATTAATAACTTATATATTGGAGAATTTTCCTGAGATGGAGATACCTCTAGATAGCAGCACTGCATATGTAGTTCTGCCTGATGAAATTTCTCATCTTGCAATGACTCTTTATAGGAGATTAGATAAGCAAATAGATACAGAAATTTATAAAACTTATTATGAAGCCACCTCCTACAATAATACTCAAAATGTAAATGCTTCCTATCAGTATCATGAGCGAGCTTATGACAACTACTACTATGATCATAATGACAACTCTTCTAATGGAGAGTACGATAGTTCTGATCATATAGGTTGTTTTTTTTACATTCTGATTGCTGGAGGAATAATCGTAGGATTATACTTAATTTTTAAGTTCATGGTTTTTGTAGTCTCAAGCATTTGAAACTATAAAAAAGTGGGTTGCCACTTACCGAAGTAGGGGCAACCCTGAATTAACAAAGCATGTGTAGTATAGCACACGTGCTAGTTAGATTCAAGACTAAACATGTGTTCCAATATTGTTGATGTCAACAAAATTTCTAAAAGTGGTTGTAAACCATTAGTTGACAACCATCCAACTGTAAACTATCAGTTGACAGTTGAAAATAAAAAGCCCTCCTGCGCCAACAGGAGAGCAACCATCATTTACCGGGCGATAACCAGTAAACAATTTATTCAACCGTTTAAATTGTAGCACATCGCCCTGTAGATTGCAATATTTACAGGGTATTTTTGCGCCCAAAATTCAATCGTGTAAGTGTTGTGTAAGTCTATGTAAGTCAGAAACAAGTATTATTTGTTCCAAAATATAGAACTAAAGGAGGTATATATGCCAAAAAAGAAAAAATATCCAAGGCTTAGAAATGGATTCGGAAGTATAAGAAGGCTGTCAGGCAACAGAACCAACCCTTATGCAGTCTTTGCCCCATCTACATATAGGGACGAAAGAGGCTATCAGCTTTATGACAAGGCTCTTGCGTACTGCCCTAGTTGGGAGACAGCCTTTTCCGTACTCCTAAACTTCCACACAGGGCAATACAAGAAGGGCGATATCTGCCCTAATCTGCTTGAAGATGTTGACCATGGACAGTTAACCCCTGTAGTGAATAAAATCCTATCTGTACTCAATATAGGCACTATAGAGGGCGAAACCTTTGCGCAGGTCTATGACAAGTTTATGGAATGGAAATTCAGCGACAATAACAGGAAGCTAAGCAAGTCAGCGCAAGCATCGTACAAAACTGCATTTAAGAACTGTACCGCACTACATGATAAGGTTTTCTCGCAAATTAAAACCGTAGATATGCAGAAGGTAGTTGATGACTGCCCCCTTAAGCATTCATCTAAGGAGCTTATAGTCAATCTCTTCAAGCAGATGTACAAGTATGCAGACATACATGAGCTTATAGAAAAGGACTACTCTACACATGTAGCGGTTAAGTCCGAAAATGACGATATAAAGGGGATTCCTTTTACTGCGGATGATATAAAGAAACTATGGGCTAATAGCGATAATCCTATTTGTGCCAATATCCTTATACTAATATATTCAGGTCTTAGAATTTCAGAGTATGAAACGGCTGAAATCAACCTAAAAGAGGGGTATTTTTTCGGAGGTATAAAGACAGAGGCTGGCAAAAACAGATATGTGCCTATTCATTCAGCTATAATGCCACTTGTTAAGAAAAGCCCTAACAGGCTTAATTCAAGCATTGAGCGTTTCAGGAGAAGCATGTATAATGTGTTGGAAAACTTAGGGATTGAAAAGCATACACCTCATGACTGCCGTCATACCTTTGCCATGCTTTGTGATGAAAATGGGGTAAAAGAAACTGATAAAAAATTTATAATGGGGCATGCCTTCCAAGATGTCAGTAACGCAGTCTATGGACATAGGACTTTAGAATATCTGAAAGAACAGATAGAGTTAATAAAGGTCAACAAATAAATAAGCGTATTTTGTTATTGTTTGTTATCGATAGACTGGATTTATCTGTAAAAAATCAGATAAATAACTACAAATTCAAAACTTCTAAAATACGCTTATTTACTATATTTTCTCGGCTTTTTTGGCTTAAAATCAAGAGCATCAAATCATCGTTTATATTTAACACAAGATTAAAAACTCTAGTGTTGATTTGCTCGATTTTAAGCCATTCTTACATAGATTTGTTATTGTTTTGTTATCAATAAACCATAACTTATCTTAATATAAACAACAAAAAACATCAAATTAAAGTGTTTAGTTTTTTATAAAAATAGAGGAACCCAGCATCTACTAATTGCCTTCTTCAAGGCCTTTTCTAGCTTTAGTGGTCGGATACAAACGTTATTGCCTGCATCCGACCTATGTCTTATTTAAGGAGCTTATTTACTACCGCCTGCACCTCCGCAGGCACATATCCAGCCTTGATAAGTTTTTCTTTCCGTTCGGGGTTATTTCCCCATTTACCTGCTATAATCTCGCTAGCCACCTCTTCAATGCTTTTTTTAGCCTTGCCTGTTGCCTTATCATGCTTTGGCTTTGCTGATGGCTTAGCTGTTGGCTTTGTGGTAGCCTTTTCATCATCTCTTGGATAGCCTTCCGTTACAATTACGGTGTGCCCCTTGCTCCTGGTTACAAGCACATCGCCAGCAAAAAGCCTAGTATCGTTAGTTACAATTACAGCCTTTTGGAAGGCTCCTGTCTTTTCAAGTACTGCCACTTCGCTTGAAGTATTGAAGTCGCCCACTTTAATACCAGCCTGCATACAACAAGCCCTAACAAGGCTTGAGCAGTCTGCTTCTGTAGCTTCATTAATCTTAGCAAGCCTACCGTACTTCTGTAAGCAAGAGATTACACCGTACCTATTGGACTGGTCATAGCCTATATTGTTGTTAAGACAAGCCTCAACCATTGCAAGCCCTATCTTTCTTGCGACTGCTGCCTCTTTAGGTCTGAGTAGATACCAACCTAGCCTGTGCTTATAGTAGGGCTCTGTGGCTACCTCTCTACTGGTTTGGTCGCCAGCCTTGCCCCAGTTGGCATTCCCTCGTTCATCAATCCTTGCAGAGCCTACAGTAACCATCATTCTCCCTCCTTTTCGTTCTCATTCTTAATATGGGCGGCATCGGTCAATCCTTCGCCTATAATATACGCTACGAGAGTACCCATAGCGGATATGATGGCCGCCACTTGTTCGACAGTCATCTTGTCGATATTTAATGCGATCATGACCGTAGTCACAAACCCAATTATAGCCACCCAAAACTTTCTTGAAGTCAATTTTCTCTTCCAATCAATTTTCTCATTCATCTTCATTATCTCCCTTCTTTACCTTTTCTTTTTTTATGCTACTAAGCATCCAAAGTTCGCCTGTGGTAAAAGCGAACCAAGCCCCAACGAGGGCAACAGGTTCGCTTGAAGTTTTAAGGAATACATACAAGACTGCACTTGTAAATGCAATATTCATAAGCACTACAAGGGTAATTATCAGCTTTGAGAATCCACCCTTTTTCTTTTTCTCTGCCTTTGTAGGCTTTTTTCTACTCATGTCTCTTCCTCCACTTCGTGCTCAGAGCCTATAGGGAGATTCATAAATCTAAGATGCATGTCATCCATTACCCCGTTCTCCCCTAAGGAATGATACTGCTGATACATATTCTCAACGTTTAAGCGGTCGTTATAATCCACAAATCCTAGTTTAAAGAATTTGCGGTATGAATGTATTAGCCTCTCACGAAGCAATGCTTGTACACCCTTTTGAAGAGCTCTCGTCTGTTCATCGGAATGTTTAATGCGCCTTATCAAGTGTGCCCACAAACTCGCTATAAGTGTGGGTATACTGAAAAGCGCCAGCCAATTAAATATGGTCATGTCTATCCACCTCCTGTGTTATTATCCGTTTCAAAAAAATATCCCATATCACCTTTATAGTAATATGGGATATACTGTGCCTTAAGCTTCGTTAACCAGCTCAAGAAGCTTAGGGTCGCCAAGTTCGAGAATACGAGCTTTTACTGGCTCTTTCAGAAACTTAGGTACTTCTTTGAATTTCTTAAGTTCTGAAATTACTAGATAAACATAGAAATCTACCATGTCGCCACCTCCCTTCATAAAAATTTTTATAATAACGCATATATCATGCATTACTTGCCATAGTCGCCTCATAGAATTCGGCGAGTGCAAGTGCTGTCTTGTTAATGTGTGTCTTAAGTGCCTGATTCTCATCAGACAACTTGGATATTGCCGTCTTATTCTCCTCATCTTTTCTATTCAACTCCTCCTTTAGCTCTTCTATAGTCTTGTTTTTTTCATTTAGCTGAGCTTCTAGGTCAGTAATTTGAGCGTTCATGCTTTCTGTACGCTCTTGAAATTCAGTTACAAATCCTTTCATCGCTTACCTCCTTAATTTATTGGTATATATCTCATCGCGCAATTTGCATAATGCGCAGCTACAGTTATCGACTTTTTCATGACATTATATGCTGGATTCTTTGAATACCTCGCTAGCCAAATTTTCCATTCTCGTTTTCCAGCATCTGCCGCATTTCTATCGTCATTTCTGTCAGTTACAACCATGTCGTCGATTTTTCTAACTGTCAACGCATTATTTGTGTCAGAGCAATAGAAGGATATAATAATTCCTTTCACTGGAGTTGTCTGTGGTGGGTAATTCCAAGTGTCGCCAGTGAATCTTACCTCACGAATTAGAGGAGAGTTTACAAATTTCTTCACTGTTTCATCGCTATTCAATACTGCCGTCATTGCAGTGGTACTGTTTGCTACTGCCGTCATTGCAGTGGTACTGTTCAATACTGCCGTCATTGCAGTGGTACTGTTTGCTACTGCCGTCATTGCAGTGGTACTGTTTGCTACTGCCGTCATTGCAGTGGTACTGTTTGCTACTGCTGCTATCGCTCTTAGTGTTTTAAAAAGGTCTTTTTGCTCAAGGTCAGCTATTTGCGTTAACATTTCCCCTGCGTGGCTGTTAACCTTCAGCAAATAATCAAGAGCCTCTCCGTTGATGTCTTGGTCATTCATGGAAATATACGTACATCCGTATATCCCATGTAGCAAGTCCTTGATTTGATACACGTAGGACTTCTTCCCATGCATCTTATAATCAGCAAGATGCATTTTTACGTCCAAGGGTGCATTTAGGAAGTCGCCATTAACCTTTGATACTTCTGCCCAACTCATATTATCCTACCTCCATTGTTCTTATCGTTTTCCCATCAAAGACGGTCTTTAGCGTCTTACTTGTTCCATTCTTGTATACGTGCCTCTCTGTAATCGACCTATCTACCTTGTTAAAGGTTGTAGTGACCGTCTCAATGCTGTTTTCGGTCACGATAGAGCCGTCAGCATTGAAGGTTGTGGTAGACGCTCCCTTGCTGTCGGCTATATCCTTGATGGCCTTGGCTAGAGCCTTATTGAGTACGGTCTGCTCTTCGGATACTTGCTTTTTAAAGTCTGCAAGCTGTTTATCAACATCACTTTTGAATGCTACTGCTGCATCCGAATATTTAAGGCTTATTTCAAGGTCATTACTAATTGATACAATATAGTTCTGTATTATCTGAGCAGTTTCTTTCCCTGTAAAAGCAGGTAAGAAATCGCCATGTTCTCCACCAGTTACCGCAACACTTAATAGAGTGTTTTCTGAGTCGCCTTCTATTTTGGCAAAAAGCCCTATTTCATTGATGTTATATCCTTCAGTAACCACAGCTTCTTTGGTGACTGGATCCTGATTGCCTATAACAGCAGTAACCTTAATACTATTAGGATTCTCTTTTCTAACTTCTGATATCTTGTAGAAGTTTTTGCTTGCTTTAAGGCTTGTAGATTTCCTAAGATTTTCCGGTCTCTTTTCTAATTCACTATACACACCGTTTCCAGTTGCAATAGCAACGAAGGTGATAACTCCCTCGCCCGCCTGAGAGCGGTTAAGCAGTTCTACCCCCTTTTCTGTAGTGACTGCTTTTTGAAATGGCATTGGCATATTGTTTTACCTCCTATTCAATATCAGGGGCTTCATAATACCCATAGGTATATGAGCCGTATTTGTACGATGTTTCTATATTCCTAATACTCTCAACTGCTTCAAGAATACTTCTTGCATTTTTGACATTTCGTATCATTTCGTTAAACTTCTCAATATTAGTATCATCTATAGTTGCGTTTGTGATGACTTTAAACCTAAACGGTTTCCCGCCATATTCATACCATTCAACTATTTTCCCCTGCCCAAATACAACCTTAACCAGCTCTTCAATGGCTTTTGGAGTTCCTACTTTCATATACCATTTGAGCGCATTCTTTATGAGGCCTCTTTTAATTTCTATAGGAAACTCAGTATTGTAGAACTGCGTTTTTAGTTCGGCAGCCAATATATCCAAAATCTCTCCATCCAATTCTTCTATTTTGGAATACAGGCTAATCCGATTACATAAGCTCAGCACCTTTTTTGCCTGTATATTTAACGCGGCTCCAATAGCCTGTATTTCAGGCTTTTGTTTTAAGTGCGATGGCAGCATATATATTATGTTGCTGTTTTCAATATCAATCATCCTCAAGCCCTCCATATATGGCATTAATGCTCTTTACTACAGGAATAGACTCTACGGGCGTGATGGTATAGACAGGCGTAATTATATCTACTCTTTTTATACCTGTCTCCATAAGCTTACTTGTAAGATATGATGGGTTAATATCTCTGCCTATTTTCTCCGTCTGCCATAAGTTAAATGTTCGTATAGCTGTATCCACATCTGACTTGATTTTATCCACTAATGCTTTTTTATCTGAACTAATGTAATATGTCAGCCTTACATTATATTCTAGTTTTTCAGGAGCTTTTACCTGTATTCTGTCTGTAAGCGGTTTCCTGTTCCCGTCTTCCAAATATTCTTTTACTCTGGTAAGCAATGCCTCGTCTGGCAGTCCGCCACCCTTTTTTGATATTATTAGTTCAACCGTTGCATCTTCTTTAGATTTTACGATCACATCCTCAACTTCTTTATCAGCCTGCTTGGCAAAGTATTTATAAGCTCCCTCACTGCCTGTAGTTGAATAAATTTCAGATACATCAAGATAACGCTCAGAAAGCTCCTCATCGCTTTCATCTTCACGACCTCCTGAAGTTGCCTTCATATTTCTTACTGCTGCCACATAAGGAATTGGATTGATTATGATATTTAACTCTCCTTCACCTATTCCATTACCTCTTATGCCTTTTTCCGTGCATAACGCATCAACATCTTCAAATGTTTCCCCTAGTTTAATTTCTGCATACTGCTCCGTTTCAAAGAAAATATTGTTACCATTTGTGACTCTTGTCCCCTTAGGAATTGACAGGGCAAAGTCAAGGGGTGTACTAATTTCAAATCTTATTACGGTTTTTGCTTTTTCTGCTTCTTTTCGGATAAGCCCCTTAAATGCGACAAGATTATCTAAATATTTCCCTCTGGAATACTTGGTAAGATTCATCTTTCCTGCATTATCAGCGTATTGCATTAGCTGATATATCTGCAACGCTGCGGCATTTATAATCATCATATAAGGGCTTGCCTCAGATAGGTACGCTTCTTTCCCTGTTATCCTTTTATATTCAGATTTAAAATCATTAATCAAATCAGCTTTTACATCTTCAATGGTTGCACCGTCAATGAAATCTATATCAGGCAATTCATCAATCTTCCTCATCGTTCGCCTCCCTTTTCTTAAAGTAAACTTTAGGTATCATCCTGCCTTCGCCATTATATTCAAATTCGATATCGTCAACTTCCACGCGAGGCTCATATTTATCAATTTTTTCTATTATTTCCAGAGCAATTAGGTTTTCAGCCTCTTCTGTAGGCGCATCCATTATTTCCCTTGTCTCTATACCAAAATTTCTATCCAGCCCCTGTTCTCCTGATATAGTTGACATTAGATTGGAAACACATTCATTTATATCGTTTAGCTCTTCTTCGCTAAAACTTTCCGTATCAAGTATCTTGATAAATTCCATCCTTCCTCCTAACTATACTCTTGCAAGTTTAGTTCTACCTTTGCCTGGACTAATTCTCCTTTTGACAGAATCACATCCCATGCTTCGCTTATGTTCGTTATTATCCACTTATTTTTACTAACAGGCTTACCGCCTATTACAAAAGTAAAGTGTTCACCTTTCTCAACAGCCTTTACAATACGCTCTAAAGTTTTTCTAGGCTTTACCCCAAGCGTTGATGATAATAAAATAGATAAGGACACCTCCTGAAGATCTGCGCCTAAGAATTCAGATTTGGGTTTTCTCATTATAGGTTCTTGTTTTACCCATCTTCCACTTGCTTTTCTTGTCATATCGTTGAAGGTAAAAACCTTTTTAGAACTCACTTCAAAAGTGATTAATTTCCCAAGATTACCTATTTTTGCCATTCGTTACCTCCTATGCCTTATCTTCAAGAGCTTTAATCCGTTTATCATAGTCGGATAGTTTTTTTAGAATCTCAGAAAGTGTAATAGTACCTTTTGCACACTTGAGGATAACCTCTTTAGCCTCAAGTGTTATTCCCTCGCACTTTAGCAGGTACTCGCCTTCTGTACATTCCACGTAGGCCTTACTGTCAATTTCCTTTGTGTATTTTTCTCCACCCGAGTAATCATCATCGAAGTAAGTACCTAAGCAAAATCCTTTACTGCTGCCGTTTGCTAAATGCAACGTGACTACGGTATCCCCCACTTCAGGCATTGACTGTTCTTTATTCATAGACATCATTGGAAGCGGGAGCGATGAGCTTTCTGAATCTTCGTAATATACTTTTACCTTCCCACTTTCTGGGTATACATTGGTTACTGTTCCTATTCTTATCATATCGTGGACTCCAATCGGGTAGGAGGTAGATAATTATTTTATCTACCGACCTCCCACACCACCGTGCGTACCGTTCGGTACACGGCGGTTCTTTAGTTTTCACATATTTTCATATAGTACTCTGTGAATGTCGGATAGCCGAGTTCACGGAGTTTCTTATTGTTAAATGCAGTCTGTAATACGAAGTATCCACCACAATACCAGTTTCCATTTCGCATATTTGCGCATATCCACGCTTTCTCTTCATCTACACCTAACTTCTTTAGTTCTTTGAATTTAGTCTTTACTTTCTTCCATTGTTTCCAGTAGATTGTCCTTATTTTATGTCTCAGCCATTCGTCAGTTCTAAGAAGGATACTCTTTATATCTGCAAGCCCAAAGTAATTGACAAATCCACGTATATAAAGCGTAAGTTTCATTGCCCTGTATGAATTACTCCATCCGTTACTTCTTTTTGTCAGTTCCCTTATTCTGTCTTTCATCTTAGCTACTGACTTTGGGTGTATCCTCAGTCTGCATTCCCCCTTGTACCTATAAAAGCTGTACCCTAGGTATTTGACCTTGCTGATATGTTCCACGCAGGTTTTCTCCTTGTTTACTTTAAGAAACAGTTTACCTTCTATATATGGCGTGATATTGCGTAAGGTTCTCTCTGCACTCTTTCTGCTTCTACAAAATATCATACAGTCATCTGCATATCTGACGTATCTGTGTCCTCTTCGCACCAATTCCTTATCTAGCTCATTTAGCATTATGTTGCTAAGCAACGGGCTAAGTGGACCACCTTGCGGTACTCCTACCTCGGTCCTTTCAAATACTCCTCTGCTTATCATTCCTGCATTGAGATACTTGTGAATAAGAGATATAACCCTTCCGTCTCTGATGGTTCGTGATAGTACTTCAATAAGCTTACTTTGGCATACTGTGTCAAAGAACTTCTCTAAATCCATATCTACCACATATACATATCCATCATTTACGTTTGTCTGACACCTCTTTAGTGCATCGTGTGCCCTTCTGTTTGGACGAAATCCGTAGCTGTCTTCTGAAAACTGTTTCTCGTAAATAGGAGTTAGCACCTGTGCGATTGCCTGCTGAAAAACTCTGTCAACAACCGTTGGCACTCCCAGTTTTCTAAACTCACCCTTTGTTTCTTTCGGTATTTCCACCCTTCGGACAGGATTGGGTTTATATTTCCCTTCCATCAACTGCTGTTTAAGTCGCTTTCCGTTGTTTCTGAGAAACGCTAGAAGTTCATCTACGTTCATCCCATCCACTCCGCCTGCTCCTTTATTCGATTTTACCTTTTTGTACGCTTTGTTAAGGTTATCGTTTGATAAAATCTCTTCCATCAGTTTGTCCGTCTGAAAATCTGTGATGGTGTCGTTTCTTTCAGTAATCCTCTGATGGTCGGACACTTCTGCATACTCTTTCTGTTCCGCAGATACCATTTGCAGATAGTCCTCTATATGAAGTTGTCTGTCCTTAACTCCATCATTGGTTACATTCATTTACTAACACCTCCTAAAGTTCAGTCCTTCCCATTATGTTTGCAACCGTAATGGTACTATGACTTTTGCTGACTTCTTGCCATTCGTTGTTACTATGGCTTCTTACTCTGTTTCCACCACTGGCAAGACCTCCCTCGGTACCACACGTTTCTTTCTCCCCACCTATCTGCCACATTTACCATAGCTAATTCCGAGTAGTTATTGGACTTCAGTTTGTGCAGCAACCTTATCCTTAGCCATAGCCTGATGTGATTTCTATTCGTCAGACCGGAGATTTGCCATCCGACTTCCTTCAGATTCCACCTCACGATGGACACCCTTGTCTTCGGCTGTATCCTTCCCACTACTAGGGCGGATTAGGGACTTTCACCCTTTAGAAACGTGCGCCGCAAGGCACACTGCAAAAAGACAGCCATCTATATGACTGCCTTAACCTTATATTTTGTATCCTACAACTTCTCATAATATCATTATAACAGATACCACCGTGCACCGGCGTACACACTTTCAAAAAGGTTTCTGGACCTTGTGCATACTTAGCTCCATTTCATAACCGCCATTTCCTAAACTGTGTCTGACTTCATCAATAAAATACTTGCCATCAAGTCCCTTTAATCCCTTTATCTTTATACATTGTGTTGCGACAAGCTTCTTACCGCCCATTATTGTAATATTCATAGTCTCTGCTTGCCTATTTGCTGTGTTGAGTGCTGCCTTAGCTTGAAGTTCAGCATCATACTTACCAGAGGTTTGATTATTTATATATAACAATCTGCCTTTCTTACCAATCATAACCTTGGTTACTTCTTTCTTTTTGTTGCCGCTTTTACTTTTCTTTGTACCTTTTACATTCTTAACAGGGTCAGCATAACTAAACTTTACTCCTGTATAAGTCCCCTCAATGGTAGTGTTAGCATTCCATGAGAGCATATCCTTTTCAGAGATTGTAGTTGTTGCCTTTTTCTTTTCATACCTGACTATATCAAATATTACAATCTTTTGCTTGTAGACCTTCATAGCAAGCCCGTACTTTGAGCAAAGTTCATATAAGAATGTACTGTCCTCCTGATTATTTTGTTCTATCTCGTCTATATTTACTGTGTCTGCGTCATATACAAGACTTACACCAGCACTTTTAGCTACAGATAAGGCTATATTTTTCAGATTGGTTTTTTGCCAGACTTTGGTTTTTTGTAAGGTTTTAAAATCATTCGATACAGGGATGTTAACCCCATTCATATTACAGGTTAGCGGTCTGCCTGAAAATGAAATATCATCAATAGTAAAGCTCCCACAATCAAAGGTTTTCTTTTTAGCCTTTCCTTCAAAATTATTCAATACAAGCTTAGCAATAAACCTGCTGCCTTTTTTAGGTCTTTTCTTGCCCAGCCACTCTTTTTTTATATCGCATAATGTAAGTGATATGCTGTCTGACTTTCCGTCTGCTACATCTGTATAGCTAAAATCAGTTATATAATTTACTATATCATCAGCACTTTCTGCTTTACTTGCAGGCTTAACTTTCCTTTTCCCCTTGCTTTTAACAGCTTGTGCAGAACTTTCTATAGGTATAACAAGCTTCATTCCGGGAGCTATCCAATATCCTTTGTAATGAACACTGTCTCCCTTCATCTTCCTTAACTGCTCTATAGCGGTCTTGTTGGCATCATAGATAGCTTTGAACTTATTCCCTGCTCCCAAATACTTCTTGGCCAGATTCCATAGATTATCCCCATATACAACCGTATGTATTACCTGTTCATTACTTTTTGATGTGGTATTAGTCTTAATTTTGCTTCCAATGGATTCTTTGCTCTTTTTGCCCTCCTTTGCAAATATCAAACGAACGTTTCTTGATAATGACATCAATCCCTCCAATCCGGAATATCCTCGTCTTCCTCGTCTGCTTCTTCCGGTAAGTCATAGATTTTTACAACTACACCTGATGGAAATACAAAATAGGTCAACAAATCCCCATTATTTTTCATTAAGAAAGAGAGGTGCATTTCATCACCATACACCTCTTTTGCTATTATATCCCAAGTATCTCCGGACTTAGTTATGTATTCTCTCATGGTTAAAATGCAACCCTCCTCTTCATCTTCACATAGTTATCAGCTAATGTGTTAAACTCTTTCTGAGATATGCTGAGTGCTTCGGTAAGGTCTTTCTTGCTAGGTGCATCTCCATAAAACTGTAATGTAGGCTTGTACTCTATTCTTGTAGCATCTCCTGCATTCCTTAAATCAACACCGTCAATCCGGTGATTCATGCCAAGATATGCACCAGCCTGTTCCCACAAAGATATTGCGCGCTTACTTCTGTCAAGTGGTATAGCTGCCTCAGGACCTTTCTCTGCAAACGTGGTAAGGATTGGTCTATTCCATATACCTCCCTTTGCATTCTGATATACTTTAATATTAGATCCGCCCGGCATATTTAGCGTTGGCTTTTCACTCCACGTTGGCATTTCAGGAGTAAGCCTCATTGCTACATTGGCATCAACCTTAAAATTATGCGTACTATACCAGTTTCTTAAATATGCTTCGGTAAATGCTGAAAACCCTTGGTTGGCTCTTTTTAATGCCTCTTCACCTGATGTCTTATACTTCTGTTCAGCATCGTCAAAAAACCTTTTAGGCACAAGGTTATAGTCTTTAGGCAACTTACTTTCAACATTTTTAAGTATGTCTTTGTATGTATCAGCATACGTACTATTTGCTATACGTTTTCCTATTTCCATTTCAAACGAATTATAGCTTATAGGGAATTGCCCGTTTTCTATAGTCCCCGCGCTTGATATCCTATCCATCATTTCAGTTATAGCCGTAGGGATTTCCTTACCAAGTTCCTTATATTTGCCTTTGATTTCTTCAAGTTTATCTGTGGTCTCTTGCATGTTATCCACAAGTTCGCGTGTGCCATGTAAAACGTCACTATACTCATTAGAAACCTCTCCCCACATATTCGTAAGTACTGATTCAGGCGTTAATGTCCAACTATCAGGATTTGCCCTTCTTTCTATTGCAGAATTGTAGGCATTATCAAGCCCTGCTTTTTTCGCTTTTTCAATAGCTTCTATCTGAAACTTTGCAATCTTTTCATATATTTCAGTTACATTTTTAAGGTAAGCCTCATCCTCTTTTTGTATACCCTTCTCATAGAGTTCTTTAGACATCCCGCCCTTATCAAATGCAGCCTTAATTCCTGCTCTATTCTTACTATACGCTTCAAGATATTTATTTTCAGCATCTTCTGCCTGTGTGGCAAGTTCAGCCTGTAAGTTCTTAAATGTCTCAGAGTCAAGCTTGGTTCCATCAAACTTCTTTCCTAATTTAATCAGCCCTGCATCAAAGTTACTTGTAACAAGTTCAGCTTGTAATCTCGCAAATTTCTGTTCTAATCTTGCAATTTTCTTTATTTCTTTTTCATCAAGAATATTATCTGAAAAGGCTTTATTTACAGTATCAGATAATTCTTTTCCCAGCTTTTCCATCTCAAGATAAGTGCTGTTATAAAAATTATCCACTTTTCTGGTAACGCTGCTGTTTTCGCCCTGCGTGAGTTTAAGGCTTAATGATAATGCATACCTTTCTTGAAGTACATAATCCTGCGCCTTCTTAACATAGTCAGCTATAGCGTTCTTATAGTCTTCTCCTTCTTCCTCGCTGAACTTAACTCCAACCTTAGCAAGCCAATTTCTCCGATCTAAATCCTCTAATGAATTATGCAAGTCTCTCGCCATATTCTCGGCTTTTTTAAATGCTTCTGCTCCCTTTGCTAGTTTGTCAAAATGCTTCTTGCCTATTATGCTTTTTGCTATCTTTTCCATATCTTCCATAGATAGGGTAATCTTTCCAAATGACTTTGACATAGCTTCATTCATTCGTCTTATCTTATACGCCTTTTCTGATTCTGATATAGCCACAAGTCCACCTATTGCTGTAGCTATTCCTGTTATCCCAAGTGCTGCAGGGCTTAGCGAGCCTAAACTCATAAGAGCATTTATAAAATGTACTGAGCTTGATGCCACTTTATATGAAAGCATAGCAGCTCCAATACCTTCAAATACAGATAGCACATAATCACCATTATTTACTACCCATTTGCCTGTATCAAGGAGCTTTTCGCCAAGTCCAATACCAAGCCTTGCAATAAGTGGTCCTTTTTCTCCCAGACTCTCAATCTGCCTCTTAAATGTAGGCAGTTTATAATTAATCCTATCAAGCCACTCATAGAGACCGTTATCCGTAAAATCGTTTATTGCAAGCCTTAGTTTTGTGATTACTCCAAGGGCTGGTGTCCTCGTAAGATTGTCATATATTGCGATGCCCATTTCACTAAATGCATTCTTAGTGAGTCCAATCTGACTTTCAAAAGTCTCATATCTTTTGCCCGCTTCCGTAGTTAGGGCTGTATTTTCCTCCCAGGCTTTATTGGCAGTTTGTACAGCTTTCTCCATATTTCCACTTGAATTAGCAAGCCTTAATATGGTGTCTGATAACCTAACCTCCGAGAGTTTCATGTCATTTAAGACTGCAATGGCGGACTTACCGTTTCTTTTTGTGTCATTGAGCCCGCCCAAGAACTTTGACATGGCGCCTATGGCACTGCCCTTAAAAGCTTCTGTAAACTGTGACTTGCTCATACCTGACACACTTGCAAATTCAGCAAGCATACCGTTATTTGTCTCAACGGCAATCTGCATTTTCTTAAACAGCTTACTCATAGCACTTCCGCCCTTTTCGGCTTCTACGCCAACCGAACTAAGCGCAGTACCGAGAGCCATTATTTCAGGCGCAGATAAGCCAATCAACTTGCCTGTAGATGACAGATTTGTACCCATCTCAACTATTTCCTGCTCAGTCGTTGCAAACTTGTTCCCCAAATCTACAACTGTAGAGCCTAGCTTTTCATAGTTGCTTATGCCTTTTTTGTCATAATCTGACATACCTGTTATATTGGCAAACCTTGCGAATGAAGTTGCTGCTTCTTCTGCGGTCATGTTGGTAGATACATCAAGATTTGCCATTGTTTTTGTAAAATCAGGTAAGGCACTCTTTTTTATTCCAAGCTGGCCAGCTATTTCCATAGTTCCTGCCAGTTCAGCTCCGCTTGCAGGAAGTATACGGGTAAGGGATAATATTTCCTTTTTAAGCCCCTGATATTCTTTCTTCGTGCCATCTACTGTCTTTTTTACTCCAGCAAACGCACTCTCAAACTTAGAGCCTGCCATTGTACTTGCAATTCCAATGCCCTGAACGGCTCCTGCTGCCGCAAGTGCTCCTCTCCCTATAAGACTGAAGGCTTTTCCACTTAATCCGGCTATCTTATTAAACCCTTTATCTAGCTTGTTAAAATCATAATCAAGCCTTCTTATCTGCCTTTTGAATGCTTTTAATTTACTTTCGGAAGTTCCCATCGCCTTGTCAAGCGATTTGTCTACCTTACCGCCAATTGCTATGTCAAATCTTTGTTCTTTCCCTTTCGCTGACAACTTCTGCCACCTCCTCAACTAAATCAAATAATTCAAAAATAGACAGGGAGTAGAAATAGTCTATCCCTGTCTTGAGTGTCATAGCTAACTGTATAACTACTTTCTTTAATTTGGATAAGTCACTTGGACTTATCCCCACTAAAATAAAAAACCCGTTACAATGCCCTTAAGTGTCATGCTATCCGTTATAGGAAGCCCCAAGAAAAACTCAACAGGAAGATTTGCAGCCGTAGCCGCAAGATGGCACGCATAGATAAGCGTCATCTCGATTAAAGGATTAGAATCACCTCCTAAATATGCCCCTCTTACCCTTCTTTCTACAGATACCATATCTGTAAGTGTAAGCTCATTTAACCTTGAAAGGTCTACACTATCATAGCTTTTGCCTTCAAATGTATAAGGTTTGGTAAGTCTAAATAAAAGCCTGTTATCTACGCCAAGCATTACTTCCTTCGTTTCCTCAATTACTTTTTCCTTATTTTCCATCAGCTAAATTTCCTCACTTTCTCAAGCATGTCTTTATCATTAACAATGAACTGATCATTCAACTTATCAAGCTGGACAAGCTTCCTTCCATTAAGCTCTACCATAAAACTAAGAATCTCCAGCTTAAGAGTTCCCTCCATTGCTTTTCCCGCTTCAAGCTTTCCTGCTGAAAAGCCCTTGAATCTGCCCGTTTCGACTATTCTCATGCCTTTGTAGTCAATAGCCCCCGTCTCCCTTTCGGTGTACTGAGTGGAAGCCCTAAATGTAAGGTCAATACTCTGCGTTGGATCCATAAGGGAAAATATATCCTCTTCAAGCATTCTAAATGGCACTTCCTGTTCAATAGGGCCATAATGTCCTATAATGCCTGTTTCATAACTTCCAAGCACACCTGCGCCTGTTATTTGCTCAGTAATTGCATCAAGATTTGGCAATGTTACCGAACCGGTAACGCCAATAAGCTTATTCCCCTTGTTATACGCGTTCCAATTGTTTATAACCTCAGGTACTAAATTTGAATTTACCATTATTTTTTACCTCCTATTGCGGCAAGAAGCATGTTTACATCATATTCCAGTACATTCTCGATATATTCTGCGGGTGTATATGGAGCGAGGTAATGCCTGAAAGTTATCTTGCCTTCAAGCAGTTTTTCACTTGTATTATCTTCCTCTTTATACTCTACCCTTATGCCTGCACATTTCTCCTGGGCAACAAGTGAATTTCCTTTGATATTGGCTGTATCAACGATATACTCAATCAGTTTTATATTCATAAGACTGTCAACTTTATCAAAGTAATCAACAACAAAAGTGTTGCTCCACCAAGAGAAAAACCTTCTTGTGCCTATCCAGCGTTCTTTAGGGTCTTTAGTATCAGGATAAGCCGCCGTGTTATTTCCCCAGAATCTAAATCCCTTAAAATTGAGAGCTGTAACTACACCAATAGCGTTTAGTGAGTTAGCTTCTGTCATATCAAAATATACTTCTGTTCCATCCGAAAGAACTAAGGCTTCGATCTCAGCTGGCTTATTAGATGGTGTGACATTAGGAATAAATCCATTCTCACCATCAGTCTTACAAGCCATTGCTGCATAATATGCAGATGCATACATCTTTTTGCCTCTTACCTTAACCATCGGATACAGGCATATTGTACGGCTTCCGCTGAACCCGCTGTCATTCTTTACCTTCTTAACATCAGCAATTTTTACAGCCTTCTTTGCATCAATATCTACAACACATTCACAGCTGAACGCACCACTAATGTTTTTACACTTTTCATTAAGTGCAACTCCTACTTCCGGAATCTGTGAGTAACCCGGCGCAAGCAACAACCCCGGAATAACTCCAAATCTTGTAAATACCTCTTTTATAAGTTCAAATCCTGTATCTTTACCTGTAGCCACATTATGACTGCCTATTACATCTTTAGCGGAAACCTTGCTTGCATCTATCACTTTACCGGTCATTGCAAGAGTGGTGTCGCTCACATCGCCTGTAATAGTTACTACAAGATACCCCTCATCGTTAAATGAAAGAAGATACTTGTCGTTTGTAAGATTGCCAACTCTTAGACCTTCAAGAAGGATTCCCTTCTTGGTAGATACGGCCTGCTTATCCTTTATGGTAAGAGTTTCACTATAAGCAGATGTATGGGTTTCCGGATTAAGAACGTTAACCAATACCACAGGCGCGGTTCTTGCAACCTTGAAAAAGGCATCCATAGCCTGACAAAGACTATAGTTTTCGTAATCATCTGAATACCCTAGCGCATCTTTTGCTTCGTCAAACGTTCTGCACAAAAAAGGCTTATTTACAGCTTCTTTTGGTGCATTAGTCAAGTTGACCGGAGCAGTTCCAAATACAATTGCCACTCCTCCAAGGTTTTCAGCCGGAAGAGGCAGCTTTGTACTTACTTCTCTCGTGCCAACACCATGTTTGTACTCCATATTATTAATCCTCCTTTTTTATTTCAGCTTTCACTCTTGCATATATTGTATTAGCAGAGCTTCCAGCTTTATTTAATTCTTTTACCTTTTCAACCATCCCGCTCACAGGCACAAAAAGACTTGAAAGAATTGGCAGTGTTTCAATCTTTTCATTTACTGCTTCTGGCAGAACTCCACCTTCAAATACTGTAGAACCGGCTACTACATTGGGAATGTCCGGACCTAAATAGATCACATTTTCTTTTACGGCTTCCTTTTTTGCATCCTGCTTTTCTGGATTCTCATTTGCAGGAACATCAAGAATTGTACTTTCATCTTTTTTACTCAACTTAATTCATCCTCCCTTCTTATTGACGGAATATAAAAACTCATCTCACAGGCCCCCCAATAATATGGATATGTTTCTGTATCCATAACCGTCCACTTAAAATCTCCTGTAAAAGAAGTCTTTTTAAGTGCGGGTTTCTTTGAGAATCTATCCTGTATTTTGTAAATAACGTCTATAACATTTTTATGCCCCTGATTAGCACTGTCATGGTCGCATATACCTACTACCAGAGTTACATCCACTATATTAAAGCTGTCTCCCCTTACCTTTTGTTCGCCATCATTTAAGTGAACTATAATATACGGTATAGGCTCAGTTTCTTCATCGTTTTGAAGCAACGGAGTATTTTGTGCAAAAATATTTATCCCTACACTTTTACCCAGTGGATTATTAAACCTTAAGCCAGCAAACATAATCTTAAGCTCTTCTATAAGCTCTTCCTGTAATATCAATGGGTTCATAGTTTCAAATACCTCTCTATTCCCTTGGCAACCTCCGAGGCTAATAATGCCTCGGTCTTTGGAGATACTTTAGCCATTACTCCTTTTTCGTAACCTAGCATTGCTGGCGTAGAGATAGAATAAAGGTTCCTTATTGCCTCCTTTTTACTGTTGCCCTCCATTTTTTTGCCTGGAACTCTTTGTGCAAGTGCAATATGGTTACTTTTATACTTCACCACAAATGCCCTGTATTTGTCTCTTCCCGCATTTGGCTTAAGCATAAGCGCAACAGGGGAGTTAGCCCTAAGAACATTCGCCTTGTGTCCAGATGGTGGTCTATCGCCCGGACTGTATCTTCTGGATGTCACATTAAAATCATATAAATCATTGGCATGACCGCTTGATATTATATGTGCTACGGGACTGCTTATTTTTGCCCCCGTCATTTTAAGCCCTTTTTTTACCTGACCCATTCTTTTAATGTGGTATCTGTTTTCTGCTTCTTCAGGCAGCCAAGTTTTGACCTGCCTTGCTGTGCGATTGACGGCTGTTTTTAATATGCTGTTTAGCTTACTTTTGGGGATATTCAAGTCCCTTATAACATGGCTAAGCTCCTCTGTATCAACTTCAAAATAAATCATGCCTTGTTCATCTCCAAATTAATACTGTATATGCCACTTTCATTCACTGCATCGCATATTATATATGGTTTCCCATCAAATATAAGCGTTCTTCCAATAGCAGGCAAAGCTCCAAAGTCTTCAGCTCTAACGTAAATAAGCATGTCTTTTATTCCTACCTGATCCACATAAAACTTTGACCTGAACTTATACTTTACCCTTCGCGCCATTAGCTCGTTGTTGTCAACAATACACAGCATGTTCCTGCCATCTATAATATGTTCTTCTGAAAATTCAAGCGCATTCATGAATACATTTTTGGTGTCTGCTGCTATTTGTTCCTTAAATGTCATATCCGTTTCCTTATTCCCAGATTGCAGTTCCTGCATTTAACCAGGCTTCTGTCATTTCAGTATTGTCTACAGGCAGTTCTTCCTGTGGTAAATACATCCTTCCATTGTACAGAATGTGGGTTATAGCCTTTAGAACTTGATTTGTCACCTTCTCCTTGGATTCTACCGAAACAACTTCTTCTATGCTTTCATCTTCTGCACTATTTTCTTCTACAGGAACAGGCTCTGATGCCTGTTCCTTAAGGTTTTTTCTTCCAACTGTTGCCATATACCCTCCTTATCCTAAAAGCTTTATACGAATATCTGCTGCCTTTACAGGAGATGTCTCTGCTGCATAGCCCGCAGGTGTATTGCTTCCTGCTGTAGCAGTGATTCCATCTTCTGCAAAATACACAGGTGCTCCCAGTTTGATTTCTGTCTGGTCTTTCTTTTTGATGATGTAAACACCTACAACATGAACTGTACCCTTTTCCTTAGGATTAATTGCGTATGCAGCAACGCCTATCCTAGTCTTAAAGTCTACAATCTCGCCTGCCTCAATAACCTTTGTACCCTCATTTACATAATCAAGGGTTTCACCTTTCTGCCAAAATTCTGCTTTCATGTTCTACCTCCTTATGCTCCGAGTGGGTTATCAATAACCACACCAGGATTCTTAATAGCACCTCTAAAATCCATAACACTGATACCCCAGTCAAGATAGATATCCCAGATAAAACCAAGTGTGCCTGGAACCTCTGACCTTCTGATGGTTGGAACTTCCTGACCGTTAAGATAATCAACCTGAATAAAGTCGGTATCATCATGCGCACCAAGCAGGAACCAAGGCATTGCCTTCCCGAATCCGCCTGAAAGTACGTTGATTGTAGGGTCTTCTATGATTTCAATCTGACTAGCATACCTATACAGTGGGTTTGCAGCCTGAGTATTTCCTGTGGTGTTGATAGTTGGGCTGTTAAACAATGTATAAATTTCAAATGACATACCTACAGGTACCACAATCTTTGCAGGCCTTATTATAATTGCCTCGCCAAATTCATTTTTCTGAGCCTGTAATGCAAGTATCATTGCCTGCATTGATTCCTTAGTTATGCCTGTTCCAGTAGTAACGAGGTTGCCATGTGCTTTACTGAAAAGCACTGTACCATCATAAACGGCAGGGTTATTCACAAGGATTTCATAAACCTGTGTATTGATTGTTTTTCTTGCAGATGCTGCATACCTTGCAGGCATCTTTGTAATAAGGTCTATATCATCGTTGATAAATGCCTGTCTGGTCAGGGTGAACTGTCTGCCGTAAGTTTCAAGTTTTCTTGTAGGAAGCTTAACATCCTTATAAGAATCATGCTTAAGTTCTCCGTTTTCAGGTACTCTCATAAATTCCCCTACAGGACCTGCAAGGTAATTATTGTTGGCAATCTTAAAATCCTTAAGTGTTCCCTTCTTTGTGATTCTGTCAAATGTAACCGCAACCTTCTTATGTCCCTCTACGTATGCCTTATTGATTGCATTATCAAGCATTGCAGGGAATGCTGATGTCGGATTAAAGAACTGTCTCTGTGCAATATTGAAAATCTCGTCAGATGACATCCTTGAAAGATTGCCATTCTCCGTATCTTTCATACATTCAATTGCAAAATCCCTAAGAGACATATGTCTTAACTCATTTGCTCCCTCAGCAGGGTGATCAAGTTCAAAGCCCGCTCTCATCAAAAGAGCATCGGATGCAGCGTTTCTATACTTGTCTCCCTCATCCTCGGTCACTGTAACCTTTGTCGAGATTGGGGATCCGTTTTTCCTTACCTCATCAAGGATAAAACTTCTTACGCTGTCAATGCTGTCTCCTGCCTCAATAAACTTCTTCTCATTTTCACAAGACACATGGAACTCTCTGCATAGTGCTGAAATATCCGCACACCTCTGTCTTTCTGCCTGTCTCTCCGCCTTCTTTTCGGCTTCGCTAATCTGTGGCCCAGGCTTTGCTTTGAGTTCGTCAATCTGTCTCTGCAAATCGTCAAACTCTCTCTGCTCTTCTGCTGTAAGCTCTCTTGAAGCTGCCTTTGCACCGTCAATAAGAGCCTGCTGCCTTGCAATTAGTTCTGCTAAATTCATTACTCGTTACCTCCTGTTATAAAGTTGTTATTTATCTGAAGCTGTTTCTCATAATAAGAAATGCCCACTTCCTTTTTACCTTTGACCTCTGACATATCCCTACCCACGCCTACGGTTGAATCAGCGGGAATGCTAACTATAGATATCTCATAAGGCATCCACTTTGTCGCTATATCGCAAGGGCCTGTAAATCTTCCATCCTCAGATGTATTATTAACTTTTACTTCCTCCCACTGCTTAACCTGATATCCTACAGATACGCCCTTGAGGCTTCCTCCTGTTACCTTATCTAGTATGGTCCGTGACTCTTCATCGGTATCAAATTCAACCTCTGCCATACCTCTATTGTTCTCAATCCAAGCCTTTGTGACCTTGCCTATTACCTTATCCCTATTGTGGTTATAAAGAAGCACTCCAATCGAGTTAAGCCTTGTGAGGTCTACTGCCTGATCATCGTGAGACAGAATCTCCATCCCAAACCATCTTTCGTAAGGCTCTTCTGATGAGAAGGAAAGTGTGAATTTTCTTTCGTTTCCCTCACCCTCTATCTGCCTTATCTCAGCTCCTAAGCATCCTCTTGTTAAATTCCCTGTTTTACTTTCCACTTTCTTCCTCCGTTTCCTCAGATACTACAACATCACCATATAATACTGCTGACATATCCACGCCTTTTTCTTTTCCATATGCAATAACCTCAGCCATATCGTCTATCTGGTCTTGCCAGTCCCGTCCATTCTCTGCCGATATTTGCTTAAATGTCTTTTGCCCTGTCTTAATTGCTATCATATTAGCCTCAGATTCCTTCTTAGGATCTATCCAAGGTTTTGGCTCCTGAATCCATTCATGTGCAAGATACAAATCTTTGTTATCCCAAAAATCTTTAATCTCTAGCTTCCCACATAGAACCGCAGATATGACAAAGGTTTCATAAATCTCATCAAGAATTTCACATAAAAGTTCCTTTTCCTCACTATATGTAAGCTCATCCTCTATAAGCCCCTGTCTTGCAGATGAATAAGTGGCCTCCGCCATATCCCTGCTTACAGATTCATAGCTTATACCCTGTCCTGAACCTATAAGCCTCTGCTGTAATTTGGTATAACTGGTTGCATCCGAGCCTTGTCCCGCTGGATTAACTACCTGAATTTCATCCCCTGCATTAAGTTCCTTTATCATACCCGGGGAAATTGTTTTCCCTTCATACTCTGCATTTGCTTGTTTTGCCATTCCTCTTCCAAAGCCGTCTCTTGGAGTAGCTTTTTTTATAAATACTGAAAGACAGGCTGCAATCCTTTCTTTTACGGAAACGGCGTTCATAAACTCGTTTACATCTCTTATTCTTGGGATTGTAAAGGTCATATCGCTCATTTCCCTAATCTGTGACGGTCTTTTCTTGCTGAAATAGAAAATCACATCATCAGCCTTTACATATATTGGCTTTTCCTCTCCCATCCCACTAAGGTCATATTGTTTAATGTGATAACCTATAGGGCGGTTAAAAGTATTGTATTCAATTCCACCTACAACTCGGTTGCCTTTTATATTTGGAGTTAATGTGCCGTTGTACAGTTCATCCACTTCAATCATCTGTAGCTGAAATGGAATTGTGCCCTGGTCGGTGTATCTCTTAACGAAAAGAATACCGCCATCAACTTTTTTCCTCGCTACAGCCATTCTTATCATTTGATTGAGGCTCTGTGTTCCTGTCACATCACAGTTTCTCTTTTTGCCCCATTTATTCCACAGCTTTTCAATCTCTTTGTTTAGTTCACTGTTTCCGGTTTTTGCCTGCATTGAATATCCTGCGCCGACAACATTTCTTTTATATGCACTTACAACCGCATTCATTAAGTCGCTGTTTCTTTCAAGGTCTCTGGCTCTTGCTCTTATGATATCCCTGTCATATGTATCAGTCTGTTCTGCTGAACTGTTAGCAACTCTCCAGTTGGTATTTCTCCCATATCCACCAGCGTCATAATTTCTTAATTCTTCAAGGCTTAGCCTCCAAGCCTCACGCTTTACCGCCCAGCCCGGAGAGATAAATCCTATAAAGTTATCTATTATTCCCATTTGTTACCTCCCTGAGAATACTGCCACGTAACAATTATCAAGTAAATGCAGACTATTATCGCTGTTTAGCTGTGCAGCTAAGTCATTCTTTATACTGTAGAGGTCTTTAAGATTAGCCCTTGTAAGCTCCCTTGAGCCAATCTTATATGACTGACCGCCTGATGCCACAGCAATAATGGCACTATCAACATTCTTTAGCATTTCCTCTGCACTAAGCCTTGGATTGGTTTCTCCTGCACTGGAATTTACGCCATCTTCTATATTGTTTATTTCCATCATTCCTCCATTTAGGTATTAAAAAAGCGCCCCAGCCACTTGCTGAAACGCTTCTTCTGTCCTTTATTCAATTTCTATGATACTATTTTACCAGATATTACCGTACACCGGTGTGCTTTCTTTTGAAATTCTCATAATACTATTATACCAGATAGTACCGTACACCAGTGTGCTTTCTTTTAAAATAATTATATCCAATTATCATTCTGCTTTATCCATTGTTCTTCCTCAGGCTCTACAGGTCTTCTTACCTCTTCAATTTCCCTGCTTTCTTCCTCTTCTTCGTTTTGCAGGTTAAGAGTTCTCACTCCTAACATGTCCGCTGCCGCCAATGCATAGACTTCACAGTCTAAATAGTGGTTATCTGCATGTGAGTACTTTGGCTGCCACACCTGCCTTACCGTGCTACCACTCTTCTGGTTGACCTTATGTTCATTGGTTACCTGCGTGGCATATTCTACATCACAGCCGTTGTACACCATCCAGCTTCCTTTGCCGTTTGGCCTTCTCATTCTGCCTGCAATCATATCTTTATACTTATTGCCATCTACAAGTATAAGGCTCATTCCATCCGCACTGCTGCCTGCTCTGTTAATCTTGCTTATCTTGTATTGGTTTAGTTGGTTGTGGCTCGCGCCCTTGACGGGTAATGCATATTCTGAATGATTCACGCAAAAATCATAAACATCATCTGTCTGGTCGCCTGAATCTACCAAGCAAAGATTGACTATAAAGCCTTCCCCCTTCTGATTTCTATAGACCGCATTCATAACCTTGTCTATTTCTCCAAAGGATAAAGCCTGCCCATGGGCTATATTCTGGCTTGTAATATAATCTCCCCATGCTCTTATAGTCCAGTAAAGAGAACTTTCCTGAACATCAACTCCAGCCGTTATAAGCTTAGCCCATTCAGGCACAACAAATTCATCAAGCTCAGTCTGTCTTTCAAGCACAAGCTCAGCACTTGTCTTAAGCTTAGTATCCTCCCAAGGCTCTGCAAGCCAAGAGTTGACAAAGTTCTGAAATTTTTCAGGATCATCTTTAGACATCAAAAACTTTTTGGCAATAGCGGACCATCTTACAAATGGGCTGTATAAAGTATTCATCCAAAAAGCAACACTCCTAACATACTTGGTGTTATGCCTTACAGTCCGCCATTCACCCTTTTTTATCATATAGTGCTTATCTTTATCACTAATGATACAGCCACACTCCTGACATACATAGTGGGCAAGCTCTGCCCTGTCTGCATAACTCATTCCTTCATCATCAGGAAACTTTATATTCTGAAATTTAAACTCAATGTATTCATCACAATAAGGACAAGGTACAAAGAAGTGCTTTTCTATATCTGCTTTTTCTTTTTCCTGCCATATATGGCCTGTTTTAAGTGTCGGCGTACTTGTTATAAATATTTTGCAGTTGTGAAATGTCTTGGTTCGCTCTATTGCAAGCTCAATAGGGTCTGCTTCTTTACTTGATGCTCCTGGGTATTTGTCTACCTCATCTAACATAAGGTATTTTATAGGCTTACTTGCAAGCCCTGAAGGTGAATTTGACCCCGCCAAGGTAAGGTACATTCCATCAAATTGGAGTTCAAGAAGCTGTGAGTTTTCATCAAACCTCTTCTTTAGTTCCGGAGAAGTCTTAAACATAACCTGTAGTCTGTTCTCCGATACCGACTTAGCTAATATTTCGGTTGGATATACTACCATTGTTGGTGAAGGCTCCTGCATCACAATATATCCAACCATATTTTGTAATGCTTCAGTGCCACCGACCTGTGTGGGCTTAACGAATACAATCTTTTCAGTTTCACAATTATTAAACTCATTCATTATCCCTATAAGGTATGGCGTGACTTCATTATTCCACCTTCCCGGCATTGCTGACGACTTAGAATCCAACATTCTGTATTTTTCTGCCCATTCTGATACTGTCAAGGTTTCAGGCGGTGCCAACAGCCTTAAGGCTTCCAGTTGGTAATCAGTAACCCATATTGGTGCAGTCTTGGTTTTCTTTGCCTTAACTGGTGCTGAAGTCTTTCGTTTATTTACCGGTTTGCTTTTTGAACTTTGCCTTTTTATAGCCTTTTTACTCTTTGCCGTCTTTTTCTTTGCTTCTTCCTTTTTCTGCATTTATGATAATCTCCCTTAATAATTTGGACATTTCATCTGTAAGTTTCTTTTCTATTCGTCTCGCTTCCTCTGGCTCTACAGCTCCACTTATCTCTCCAGTTACTTTAGCTGGAATTGCCATAACATAATTTTTGAATGTAATAAAAAACCTGCTATAGTCAAGTTTCACGTCTTCAACAGATATGTACTTACCCGTAACTATATCCGTCTTTAGTGCATGCAGCTCTCCCTGCGACTCCTTTAGTCTGATTTCGGCTTTTAGTTTTTGGGCTTTCAACTCTTCTTCATTTTTAGACTCTGCCTTCCCATGTGCCTTATTAGACAGATGACTGACATACCGTTTAACTGTATCTTCCAGATTGTATCTCTTCCCACCTTTTGCCTTTTCGGTTTCTATGATACCGTCTTCATTAAGCTGCTGTATTCTTCTTACGGTCAGCCCAAATAATTTAGCAATCTGGGAGCCGTTACAATGTATTACTTCTTTTAATGCTCTATCACTCAAAATCTACTCTTCTCCTTTCTGCAAAAGTATAATAAAAAAGCATCTTACTGATTAGTAAAATGCCATTGCTCTGCCTGCTCAAATCTCTCCCTTACCATTATAGCACCGCTCACAGTGCGCCTTTGTGCTTTCTTTTCAGATTGGTTATAACTATTAATTATGCTTATATAACTTATGGTTATAGTTGGCAACGAAACTGCGATTTCAATTTAGTTTTTATCGGGAAAAATGCCGCGCCTCCCTCGCCCCGCTACCCCGCACAGGTGTTCGGAGTACCTTGAACGCACGTTCGATTAATTGGTTACAAAATATCATTTTATGCTTAAATAACTGCGATATCTGTATTAAATACTTTGCTTTATGTACTCTTGCTAACAGTCATTAGCACTCGTTGTTGTTGATTGCTAACACAATGATTGTTTTATTATCTTTTTATAATACTAATTTGATAACTGTGTTGAATCTTCCCTAAGATTATAATAAACAAATGAGGCTGTAGACTATGCCATGGGTGGCATTACAGAGCAAAGTAAAAAAATTTATTTTACCTATTGACATATTACGTAATATGTGATATTATATAGTTGTAAGCAGATAGCAGGCGACCCAAAAGAAAGGAATAAAAAATATGGGGCTTGTGATTATTGAAATAGTGATAGTTGTAACAATAGTCTATGATATAATTAAAGGCATAAAAAACAGGGTTGACAGCGGCAAAACTAACAACCCTGATGATAAAGACCTAAAGTAACTCATTAACTAAAGCCTTCTATCTGCTTATATTATATCATAGAAAAATCAAAAATCAATAGTGGAGGCTTAGAAGATGGTTGAGAATAAAAAAGAATTTAATCAGATTGAATATCAGAATAAATACATTAAAGAAAAATACGACAGGGTAGGGCTGACTATGCCCAAAGGAAAGAAGGAAATAATAAAAGCAAGAGCCCTTGAGGAAGGCATGAGTATAAATGAGTATATAAACGCCCTTATTGATAAAGACATACAATCGAGATAGTAAGAGAATCCCCCATTGTTATAGTGGGGATTTGCTTTTTCAGCCTATTACATATTAGATATTTATTGACTGTTTATGCCTCTCTTTCTATCCTTTCCTCTATCGCCTTGTTTATGAATGTATTCAAGCTTTCGCCAAGGCTTTCAGCTATTGATTTTAACTCTTCCCTTTTCCCTTTTTTAACCATCAAAGCAACTCTATCATAAGCCTTTGCATTGTATTTATTATTTGCTCTTGTTCTTGCCGTGCCCTTTGTTTCCATAATACTATTGTACCTCCTGTCTTATTATCTTTCATTATACAATAATTTTTTACATTGCACAATTGTATAAACTGCACAATTCTTTCTGTACTTGTACAATGATATTTTGTGAAATATTCCGTCTTGATTATGTACTTGTACAATGGTATGATATAACCATAACAAAACAAAAAACAAACCACAAAGGAGATAAACATTATGAAAGAGTTATTAAGAAAATTAGAAGCAGCAGAACAGAAAACAAGCAAATTAGAATTAAAACTTGATGAGAATTTCGAAAAGGGAATTGACACTGAAAAAATTGAAAAACTCTTTGATGAAGCTTACAAGAAAGAGTTTGAACTTTATATTGGTTTAGCAAAAAAAATAGAAAAAATAAGTAACGGAAAAATTAATTTTGACACCGCTAAGAAGCTTATTACAGAAAGACGAAGTGAATTAAAAGAATTATTACAAAAAATAGCATAGGACAAAGGGCGCGCAAGCCCCCAGCAGAAACAATAATTAAAACCACAAAGGAGAAAATACAATGAATAAAAATTTAGTAAATGAATTAGTAAAAGAACTTTATAACAGAGAGATAACAAGTTGTCTTGACGAAGAGTACACAATTAAAGGTGCTTGTAAAGTTTTAGGAATTAAACCTAATAAAAACATAGAGCTTATTAAAGAAGCTTACAAAAAGTGTATCGGCGAAAATTTAGGTCTGAATTGTATAACACTTTTATTAACTGTCTAGCGTAACGATCTCCCCTCTCTCATATGGAGGGAGGGGCATAAATAAAAAGTAAGGAGATGACCATTATGACAACAAATAATATAGTTTACTTAGCAGACAGACAGAACGGATTACATTTATATTATCCTGAATTAAATGAACGTGTACCAGTAGTTAAAATGACCGCTAGGCTGTCCAGGGATGGCAAGCATTACAGCATAGATACAATATATGAACTTAAGGGCAGAGGAATCACAGAGATGCCACAACCTGATAGCGATGGCATGAGGTCTTACTGGGTTACAAGCAAGGCCTTTGCACAGCTTGAAAAGCAATACCCAATATCTGAAAGATGTTTATTGGATTAATAAAAGCCCTCATATAGAGGGCTTTGTTTATGTCCTACACCTGTATTCTTCAACCACCTGCTTAACCTTGGGGAATTCTAAAAGTCTATATAGGGCTTTCCGCCAGCAGTATACTAACATTGTTTTACTCCTATGTTCCATTTTTTCAATTTCCCACCACCGCAGTGAATCAATATATCTATACTCTAATATCATTCTCCCTTCATCGTTTAAATCTAAAAATTCAATAATTTCATTTAGCCTTATGTATTCCTTTTTAGCTTCCTCAATTTTTTCCTTTATCCGTATGTCTATCTCATCCAGTTGTAAAGGTAGTGTTGCACTGCCTTCTCCTGGTATCCCTTTAGCTTTTGGCATACCGTCAAATTTAACCGTTGTTAAGGGTGAGCTAAAGTCTAATAGTATCTGCTTCCTTCTATTCTCAAGTATCTTTTTTCTTTGTTTACAACGGTTATAACTTTGTAGGTATGTATCAAGTGTCTTTGCATCGGATGACAGTTTTACTTTGTGCTTGTCCATTGGCATCACCTCCCTGTATGTGTGGTTAAAATTTCCTTTTAGCTTTCCTCTTTGCCTCTTTCTCTTTCAATGCCTCAACTATATCCTCTCCCCGCACTCCATTTAGTTCTGTGTGCGAAATAAGGTAATCGAAATATTCAGACTTAAAGAAGCTCTCTGTAGAGCTATTTACATATAGCCCCTTGCCTTGGAATCTTACCCTTCCCCTTAATTCGGTTTTGTAGTCATCCACGGCGCATTTGATAATGGCATATATAAGCCCATCAGTGTTATGTATCTCAGTGTTTTTTGTTATCATGCTTCTACCTCTTTATACAGGCTTGCTTAACCCTTGATTAGCTTTTAACCCTTGGATAAACAAGCCTGTTGTATGGTTTTAGTTAAATGGTAGCTCGCTACCTATGCCATCAGGTATATTCATAAATCCATCAGCATCAGGTGCTCCCATTTGTGGCTGTGCGCCTCCGTCACTTCCTTCATTACTCTGTGCGCTTGCCTTGCTTTCTGCGAACTCTATTTCTTCCACCATAATCTGTACGCTGTAGACCTTCTGACCGTCTTTATTAGTGTAGTTGTCATTCTGAATACGACCGGTAACTACTATCTTTGTACCCTTTTTCAGATACTTCTCGACAAATTCGCCCTGCTTGCCAAAGGCTGTACAGTTAAAGAAGTCGGCGGTTACTGTGTCGCCTTGCTTCTTGAAGCGTCTATCTACTGCAAGCGAAAACCTTGCTATAGCCATATTACTGTCAGTCTGTGAATACCTAACATCGGGATCTCTTGTAAGCCTGCCCATTAATATTACTTTATTCATACTTAGTTACCTCCTTACCTTCAATAAAAGCCTGCACTTTTGCTAGACACTCAGGGCATAGGTCATAGGCATCGTTACAGAAGTACTCCCCTTCATCGTTTGCCAACACAAATGCCACCGAGTTTGCATCTGCCAAGTTGCCATATCCTTCTATCCCTTCATAAAGTTCGTAAAGCTTTCCGCATTTATCACACTTTTTTGCTAACATGTTATTCCTCCTCAAATTCTATTATCAGTTTAAGTTAATTCAGGCTCAGGCGTGTCAATGTATACCATAATTGCTTCTATCCAAGGCAGACTGTCAACCTTTTCTTTCATGATTCTGTCTACTTCTTCCTCTGACATTTCGTCTGACATACCTTCGTCTATCCCGCATTCGTCAAAGTCAAACACTCTTTCGAATATATCAGTTATGTCGGGGTATTGACCTCCATATTCTAAGTATTCACCATCGTGAATATAGTACTTATCAATATGAGCACTTCCCCATCCCCCTAACCAATATCCGCCCTCGTCACATACCAAGGCGCCATTTACTATTGGTACTATTGGCAAATCTGGGTTAGCTTTTATAAGGTCAAACAACTCATTTACCCGTTCTTTTTGCTCCTGTACTAATTTACTTATTGATCTCATTGTCTTTCCTCCATTTAGTTATTTTTCTGCCCTTATTAAATCCCTCGCTGTGTGCCTTCTTAACTCGGTTCTCGACATAGGCTACAAGCTCCTCATCTGTCATTGACCGTATTTTATTAGCCTTTTCTTTGATTTTATCTGTCATAGCTCCTCCATTAGCAAGAATATTCTATAGCCAAATATCTGCCATCTTCTACAGGGAAATAATATGTGCCCTCAAACGAATCACCGCTCCATCCTACAGAACTCTGGTTACAGTATTGCCCTTCTCCTTGATGTTCCCCTGTAGGTTCGTCAACTATTGCCATATCTGTAACAAATAAATCTTCAAAGAATTCTTCATACAGTTCGTCAATTTGTGCAATCAAGAACTCCTTATCCTCTTTTGAGAGCTTACTTAAATCACCACCACAATTTTCAACAACCTCAATTACTTCATTTGGTAATTTCATTCTGTCTGTCTCCTCTTCTTTCTCTAACCGTTAGGGATAGCTTAGCAACCGCTATCCCTGTCTTTGTTAGCTCTATATCACTTGTCCTTAGCCTCTGCCTCGTCATTACAGCATGTTCTCGCCTATCTATCAGGGCAAGGTTATCAACGCTGCAGTTCTCTTTGTCTCCGTCTAAAAATATGACTATATGCCCTTGTGGAATTTCACCATGTGCCTTTTCCCAGTTATACCTGTGTAGATAGCACCACTTGTCTCGCTGTCTACCCTCATCACTGACTTTGATAACCTTATAGCCATCTTTATCATAAATAATTGTTCCAACAGGCTTGTAATTATGTGGCTTGTGTCCTTTTTTGAATTGTGTTTCTGCCGACCTTCCTCCTGCAATGAAAGGCTTACCTTTATTGTGTGCCTCCTGACCTTTCTTAAATCTCGTATCCCTGCCTGTGTGTAGCTTGTGATTATTCAAATATGCCCTTAATTTGAGGTATGAGATAGTTCCTGCGCCATATCTGTCATTAATAAGGCTAACCATATCTTTCATACTAGTTCCTTGAATATTCTTTTTTACAAATTCAAGCATATCTAGTGGGTATTTATTCCTCACTTGTGCCTCCCTTTTTTTCGGTAATCAACACAGACGGTGCCTTCCTACCTACGTTCAGCCCCTGTGCATTTGCCTCTTTCCAAGCATCCAGCTGAATCTTTGCATTGCTTATAATCGCTTGCCCGATTTTAACAATTGTCTCAGCTTTCTTTGTTTCCTTCTCAAGCTGCTCTTCCGTGAGGTCATCATCGCCTACCCTCTCAATAGCCTCAAAGAGGTAATTATTTAGATCTTGTAATGTGTTCTGCATATTATTGTCCCTCCTTCTCGTAAAGCTCATGCTCTCCATTCATAAGTTTATAGCTTTCTTCATCTGCAAAGGAAAATCCAAAGTTGCTAAGG